TTCTGGATCTGCCCCCGGAATGGAGGCGCCGGCGAGCCTGCGAACCACGACGCGGATATAGGGTTCTGACTTTTTCTTCGCCATGCGGTCCGTTCTCCTTTGCAGCTTGCGCTGTCGGTGGTGGATAAAAAAGGCGCAAACGAGCCATCTCGTTTGCGCCGTGTTCCCTTGTCAAGCAAGTTCCTGTGCGCCTCCCCGCTGCTAGGCGGGTGCGATATGGAGTTTTGTGTTACGGGGCGTCATCAGGGGTCGAGGAATCGCTCTCCTTGTCCAATACTTCGACCTTGGCAGGGGTCCACAGGGAAAGGGTGTAGATAACGCCCCGTTTCTTGACCTCTATTATAGCAAAATATCGCCCGGGTGTCAAGTGCTCCAGACGACGCCGGAGACGCTCGAGCCAGGCGGGAGGGCAAGAATCCATGGTCATTCCCCCATCCACACATTCAAATCTTCCGCATTGCCTACCAGTTCCTTTTCGCTAAACTCGATGTGGCAGTGGCACACAGTCGGGTGCGCCGGCGGCCCTTCGATACTGGCGTCCCCAAACACGCTGTCGAATAGGTAATCGATGTCCACGAACCCATACTCGATGTTCGTCGAGCAAACCGGGCAGGGACAGTCGGCGCCGGTCGAGCCGGTGTGGACCCACCGCTTTTTCGTGAGCCCCATCTGCCGCCACTGCTTTACGCGCCCCTCTGTCTCTGCCTTGGCGATCTCCGTGTTGACGATGGAGTTTGTGCGGTATTCGCTCATGCCCAGGATCTCGTTCTTGACCCGTTGGATCACCTTGTCGGTGAACCCGGCCTCCCTGAGCACGGCCTCCACGTCCTCCCCGTCCCGGATCATCTGGGCGATACCGGGACTGGACAGGCCCTCCTCCACACCACTGACGAGCATCCGCTTGAGATAGTACCGCGTGCCATCGTTGATGCGCGTCACAAGCTGGGCAGAATATTGCTCCAACCGGCTCAATGTGGTGGGGTTGGTCAGCTTGAAGTTGATCCCAATGCCTATGGGTGCCGGCCCAAGCCCCTCGGTGTACAGATACTCCATGGCCTCCTCGCCGGCCCAGGCCGCGCCCTCGCTGAACGCCTCCGTCAGGACATAGAACAACTGCTCGTCCAGGCCCTCCGGCATCGTCCACCACTGGTCGGCCAGGAGCATCTCGTCCAACAGGTCGAGCGTGCTTTGGTCGGCCCGTAAGACGGCGGCGGCCCTGCCCACGCTCGGGCCGTCTTTGCGCCTCATCTCGCCCCCGCAATCGGGACAAGGCGTCTCGTTGCAGCGCTCCCCTTCTTTCAACTCGATGACAGTCCCGCAATCCAGGCACTCGCACTGGACACTGTTGGCAAGCTCCACCAGGTCATCAAACGCGCTTGGCTCGCTGAACCACATGAGCAACCGCTGTTCGCGCCAAAAGCCGAGCTCATAATCGCTCAGGGCGATGGCCGCCCGCTCCACGGTCGGGAACAGTTCCCGGGTCGTCGCCTTGACCAACCGGAGGATCTGCGGGTCGCCGGCCGCCTGCGAGACCTCGGCAAAGGCGTTGGTCATGATGGACTGCAACTGGCCGAAAGTGGGCGAACGCTCAGGAACAGAGGAGACCCGCTCATCTCCGGCGACCACAGGCTTTTTGTCCTCGCCCGTTTCCGGGTCTGTTTCGGCCCTGCCCATAGGTCCTGTCTCCTGGCCCGTCATCTCCCCGTGCCCACCCTCTTCAGGAGGCACCTTGTCCTGCTGGCCCTGGTTCCCACCCCCGCCAAAGGGAAACGCCGGCGCAGGCAACGGCTCAGGCTCATCCGGGGTTTCCGCTTCCACGGTCACCAGCCCGTCCTGTTTCAACTGCTCAAGCGCGTCCTCCTGGGTCATGATCCTGGAACCCACCAGGTTCTTGAAGGCATTGGAGGCGAATAGCAGCGCCCGGTACTTCAAAACGCTGGCCTCTTCGCTCTTTTCCAGCCAGACGAATTGTAGGTAGGGCGGGAGCACCAGGCGATTGAGGTATGTCGCCCATTTCTCTTTCACCAGGGCGTAACCGGTGCGACGGGCTTTTTGCTCCTTGCGGATCTCGCCGGCCAGCGTCTCCCCGCCAGGCTCCAGGTTGACATCTACCAGCGATAGGCCGTAGGCGGACACTGCGACACGGGCATACTTGAGCGTGGTCGTGTCATACATCATCTCGGTCGGCGGCCGGCCAAAGGCGATGTAGTTTGCCGCGTTTTCGTGCTCGTACAGGATGCCAATCTTCTGCGGATCCACGCCCTGGAGCAACGTCCGGAACGTCTGCACCCACTCGGTCGCCGCCTTCTTGCTCATGTCCATCAGGTCAAGGACACCTGCCTCCGGCGTGTCGAGCAAGAGGTTGGCATAGTAGGTGTCACCCCGGGACAGGAGTACCATCGCCAGGTATATGCGCTCTGGAGGGGCCATGCCATAGCCCTTGCGCTGGAGTTCTGGGCGGGCCTCAAGGATCATGTGCATCATCTCGGATGGGCCAAAATAGACGACGCGCACAGGGTCGCCTTTGATGCGCTGCCCCATGGGGAATTGCGGATCATATGTCGGAAAGAGGCTTGCCCCATCCACGGGCACTATGCGATGGACGTGCCCCAGGGGATGGGGCTCGAAACCGAGGGGATCGTTGCCCGGCTGCCACCTGACCAACTCGGCGTTGCCGCCGATGGGCAGGTCAAGCAGGTCCTCTGTCACTTTCTCCAGTTTCGTGTCGAACAGCATGTCAATGTCGTTCAACACTTCTTCGGTGTAATAGTCTATGGCCGCCTGATGCTTCTCCTGCTCACCAGGCTGCTTGGCCCGCACCTCCCAGGGCGTGGTCACCAGGTCGGTGACGATCGCGCTCCGGGCGTCCATGGCGATGGGCTGATTCCTGACCACGTTGCGCCACCGCTCGGCCTCCAGCCACAAAGGGGTCTGCCATTGGGGAACAAACCGCACGAGAAAGGGCGGTACGGTGAGGGATTTTTGCTTGGGTTCGGCCATAGCGATGACCTCCTAATAAGGCGAAACGAGCCGCGTTTTTGCCTCTTCGAGAAAGATGGCGACCGCAGACAGCGCAAGCCACAAGGTCAGGGAAGGCTTGCGAACAACCAACACGATCACAGCCGCAGCCCAGACGCTCGTGCACCAAAAACAGTGCAACGGCCCGTTCACCGTCTCGCTCGCCGCTCTCAAGGCGTGAAACACGCCGGTCGGCCCATCCTCGTAGACCAGCAAGGCGGTCAGTCTCCAGGTTGCCAGGGATTGGACAAAAAGGGCAGTCATAAGCTCAATACCGGATAAACTCAATGTCTCGCCACTGCCGATCTGACACATCGGCAAACGTCAACGCCAGCGCGTCCAAGTCATCGGGCGACCGGCCCAACATCTCCCGCATATCCGCTTTCTTGCTGACCTTGATCCGGCCTTTTGAATCGGTCTCATAGGTCGGACAGGTCAGCGATTCGGTCAGCCTGTCGTCGGGTGGGAGCATCGCCCCTGGGTCGGTGCGGAGCCACTCACGGACGCGCCAGTAAAGTTGGTCCCGCAGTTGAGCGAACTCCCCATATATCTCCTGGACGTCTTTGGCCTGCTCGGTTGGGCTCTCGCTGACCTTGACGCCATAAGCCTCTGTATCAGGATCCAACCGGTTCATTCTTGGGGCAACGCCGGCCCCGACCCCCAGGGCGTCCACAAAAGTCACTTGTGCGCCAATCTCCTGGTGCTTCCTGGTCGCCCGGATCGCCGTCGCATCCGGGTCGAGACCCGACCACCTGTCGAGGGGGGCCACCCATCCCCCGTAACGGACGCAATAGCAGTTTTCATCCGTGCCAAATTCCGCCACGTCGAGCCCGCCTATGGGCCTCACTCCCTGGGGGGGCTTTCGCCCGTGGCGGGCCACGTACATGTCCCACCTGGACCGGGCCTCAGAGACCCACGATTCGCTGATGAGTTGCTGCTCTGCCTGGGGCGGGTAAACCCCAAGCACCATGTACCAAAAGGCAGCCACCCGCACCCGTCGCCAGCCGGCCGTCAGCGGTTCCGATTGGCTCCCATCGGGCATGTTCGCCGTGCAACCGGCCAGAAAATCAGGGACCTTGAAACACTCATTGTCTGGGCGCTCGCTCTCGGCAAGCGGGTCGGTCCACAGATTGACGCGCCTGACTGTCACGTCCCTTGAGACGGCTCCCGGTATCACGTTTCGCCCCGTTTTGACGTTCGGGTGGTCAAAAGCAGACAATTGCACCACTTTAGCCAGGTTGTCCCGTTGCATGATGTACACCGGGCCGGCCTTGCGCCTGGGGTTGTGCATGATGAGCAGGCGAACGTGCCCGCCCGACATGCAGCCCTCTATGCCCTTGTAGATCTCCTCTGGCACCGCATCGCCCTCGTCCACGATGAAAAGCATGTGGGGCGCGTGCTTTCCTGAGAACTTCGCCTCCCGCTCCTCTGGCGTCCCTGACAAGGGGATGGTGAGACCGGTCACGAAATGGCTCGGCTCGACTCCCTGCGGCATGGGCGGCGCGATGTTCATGATCCTCAACACATCATTGGCGAACAGCGCCGGCCGTGCCCTGACGATCTTCCCAATCTCACCCCATAGCAACCGTCGGAGGTTTGGCAGCGGCGGGGCCGCCGCAGTAAAAACCTGGCTGTCTGGAAAGACCTTGTAAAACCAAATCGCAGCGTGCGCCGCCCCATGGGTCTTGCCCACGTCTGTCGCAGATTGCGCGACGGTAACCTGTGCATCGCGCACGCTGACAAGAATGGTCTTGACATCATCTGTCAATTCGGAGCCCAGGACCTCTTCTGCAAAACCCACCGGGTCGTGCTGGTAGGTTCGCAGGTCAAGCTCTGGGCGATCAGCTATCCTCTGCCGGCGCTCCAGTTCCGCTGCCGCTGCCAGCCGCAAGGAGCACATTGATCAAATCCTCTCCAGCGGCGAGACGGGTAAGCTGGTCGGTCGTCAATGTGGACAAGTCCACGTTCCACGTCTCATGCCTGTCCCGCCCGGTGGTACCGGCTGCGGCCCGCTGTAGGTCGCTGGCAAGCTTGGCCGCCCGGATGGCGACCGGGGCGTTGAGGGCCACGGTGATGATCTCCCGGTCGGGCTCTTTTTGCACAACGTATTGCTTGCCGTCCGCCCCGGTGACGATCTCCTGCTGCCCCTTGACCAACCGGCGCGTCGTCTTGAGGTACTTGGGTCCCTCGGCCAATATCTGTTGGGCCAGTTCCCGGAGTTCCTCACCCGTCGCCCAATCGGCCTCGTCTACCTCGGCCTGTCGCTCAAGTCGTATGCGCCGGCGCTCTGCATCGGCCTGGGCCATGGCCGCCTTGACGCGTTCCTGCCAGTGAAAATGTCTCGACCAATTCAACAGCGTGGTCAACCGGCGCGTGGGCGGAAAGCCCGTTTTCGATTCCCCCTCGATTGCGGCCTGATACCGTTCTCTATAGAGAGCGCACAGCTTACGGATCGACCGACCAGCGCCCATCAGGTAGTAATCATTGAGCGCCCGGTTGGTCTTGGCCCGTTCACCCGCCGCCCGTCCAAGCGGTTCGTTGGCATCCCATTTGAAACTCTCAGCTTTCTCGGTCATCGTGCTACCGCTCCAGTGTGACGGTCAATGCCACGGGCGATCCATCCTCGCTGATGAATTGCAGGCGCTCGATGTTGATCACGCCATACAGGTAGAACGGTTTCTCGTCGTTCATGACGAGATGGCCATTCATCTGGGTGGGCACACTGCCGTCCCAGAAAAACCGCACGCCGGCGCTGGTGCCCGTGTTGGCACACGACAAAGCGACGACCTGGGCATCGGCCACCATGGTGCCCGTCCAGCCAAAGGCCGTAGCGGTGATAGACGTGGCCGTTCCGCTGACGGTGATCGTGCTGGAGCCAATGCCCTCCCACGGCATCCGTGATGTGAGCACTCCCGCGTTTTGGAACTCCCTCTTGTATTGCAGGTCCGGCTGGTCAGCCATAAAATCCTCCTAACGCTATGGCCGTCCAGCGGCTCTCAAGGGATATTTTCAGCGCAGCCTTGTGCCTCAACTCCCGCCCACCACTACCTGTTGTGGTGCAAGGATGGATTTAAGGCATTTTTGTGCGCCTTTTCTGTTCGAGAGAATAAAACAAATTCGCTGGCAGAAACGATTACAGGGCGCGTTTTTCGGCCCCGATTATCTTACGGTTTCGCACCTTCCATTTGCTCCAGGTAGTCTTTCGCCAGGAGCAAAACGTTGCGAAATTGAGCAACCTCGTCTGCACCCTCGGCCTGTCCCATCAGCCGGGTATAGAGCACGAACGTCTCCGGGTCAACCCGCAGCCTGATCTCAGGCCATGGGTCTTGCGAGCCAGATTGATCCGTTGTGCTGCCCTGGCCGGGTAGTTCTCCCTCTAGCACCGCCTTGAGCAACTCGTAATCGTCCCCGTCCATCGAGACTGGTAGGGCATCCTGGCGGGCCAGGTCGTCCAGCAGTCGAAGGTATGCCCGCTCGTCCCATACCCGAGACATGTCCACATGCGACATCGAGCCGCCCATCATGCCCAGCAAGTTCGAGTCCACGCCATACGCCTGAGCCATGGCCTGGCTCTTGGCATCGGTGCCGGCGATGATCCACACGACCCACGCGCCGGTCTCAGGCTCGACGGCCAGTCCCCGGGGCAGGTCAACGTCGCCACCTCGTTCCAGTCGGGTCAGTGCCTCGATGCGCCCGTTGCCCACGACGAACGCCCCCTGGGGCTCGCCGTCTGCCTCGTCCTGTGTAACCCTAAAGAGCCGGGCACTGAATATGGCCGGCTCTTTGTATCCGTGCTCAACCATGCTCCTGGACAACCCTCCAATGTCGTGGAGTTTGGGGTTGTCGCGCCAGATCAGGTTGATGGCATCTTGTACCCTGACCCACAGGATTTGTGGAGGATCGTTGAACTCGAGAAGAGATGGATCGATTCCTGCAAGGGCCGATTGCTCGGTCATGTGTTGAGCCCCTATGTAGTATGTATGGTGGTATCATCCCAGGCGGCAATAAACCTGTTCTCCCTATTTTAGCATAAAACAGGCTCCCCGTCAACCTTTCCCGACCCACAATAAGAAGGTTAGAAAAAGGTTAGAAATCCACACCAATCCCCTTTTTGCCTCTTGTTTTGCTTGACAAAAGAGCAGTTTTGTGGTATAATCTGTTTAGAGGAGGCAACCCCATGACCAAGACCAAGATTATTACCATCATAGACAACGGTTCAGGCAAGCGAGGCCAGAGTTGCGACGATTGTGGCATCGCCTTGCGCTATGAGTACCACACCGAGGATGGCGGTATCTACGGCAGTGAATGTGTGCATCGCCACATCCACGATCAGGATTGGCTAACGTACAAGGCGGCTAGGGATGCAAAGGTTCTGGCCGCAATTGAGCGCCAATATACCGAAGCGATCAAGCACACCCGGTTGCAATGCACGATCTACTCGGACGACAGCGCCGAGATTCGCGGCATCTCTCGTTATAGCGAAGACGGTACAATAGTAGTCATCGATAGGTTAGTCAGCGAGGGATGGACACTGAAATACGTTGATCGCGGGTAGTATCCAAGAAGCAAGATTTATAATCTGATTGCCCCACAGGATGGGTAACAGCAAGGGCTTTGCCTTTCCTGCCCGCCAGCCCGACCACGACACCAAAAGAGGAGCAGCCGGAGCGAACGTGGTAAGCTCCGGGGCGGGCAAGAGTGGCAAAGCAAGCTCAGAATTGACCTCCCCGCAGGGAGGGACACCCCAGGAGGAACCTGCCATGATAGACGAAAAATCCACGACAGCCAAATTCTACCAAGTCATCTGTGACGAATGTGGAAACACCGCCCCGGGCAGCACGATCAGGCAAGAGGCCATAACCTTGGCAGAGGAGGCAGGATTCCAGGTCAGCGTCCGGTGGAATGGCCTGGCATACGTATCAACCTATCTCTGCCCTGATTGCTACAGGGAACAGGAGGGAGAGTGATGTACGTTTATAGACAGAGTGAACCGAGTTTGTGGACGGTGGGCTTTTATACCCCCGATGGTAGGTGGATAACAGACAGTGACCACGACAGACCTGCTGAAGCGGCGGAGCGCATCCACTTCCTTAATGGTAATCATAGCCAGCAACTCACCACCCTCCGCCGCCAAGCGGACGAGCTGGCGGGGGCGCTGAAAATCTTGCTGGCTTGGGCAAATATTCAAGATGAGCACTCAGAGCGAGCGCGGCAGGTCCGAGACAAAGCCCTCGCTGCCCTGGCCCGTGCCGAGGGCAGCGACTAGCAGGGGCAACGGCATGAAAACCCGAGTGAGCTATGGTAACCGCCTGTTTGCCCCCCGCCCATACGAGTGGGCAGACGATAGGCCCCAAATCATCATCATATTCCCCACGATGCTGCGGGCCATCGCCAAAGACCTCAGTGAGCAAGAGCCACAGTTGGCCTCTGTAATCGAGCAGGTGGCCGAGGGGTGGGACAATGGCGACCCGGACACCAACATCGGCCGGCTGACCAAGGTGCTGGACCACAGCGACAGGCTGACCGGGGCGCAAGTCGAACGTATCAAGCGGGCAAGAAAAGAACTGCGAGAAGGAAAAGAAGAATGAACAACGGAATCAGAAACATTGACGACGCCGTGAAAACACTTGGTCTGGAATGGGGACCCGGTGACAAAATCAAATGCGATCCATTCGGCAGGGCCAGCGACACACAAAAGCGCTGGCGCCAGTCTGCTGCCAGGCTCAACACTGGAGCAACCCAAGACGAAATCCAGCGTAACAATAACATTGAGCGAGCAGATTATCATGTCATGGTTTCCTGGGAATTCTTGACCTGTTACTATTGCAATGTGTGTGGCTATGTCGTTCATCCCCGAAGGTTTCACCAGCATTGCCCAGTCTGCGATAAGCTCATGCATGAAAAGCGGGTGCGCCGCACAGATGATGGATACCCCATCTATCGCATATGGTGCAAATGCGGGTATGAAGAAGTCAATGTGCTGGACTAGAACCCCATGAATATTCCCCAGACAGCAGAAACCCTGGCCGCGTACAGGACGTACATGCGCCAGTTCCTCCAGGACAAGCGACGCAAGGCAAGGGCCAAGAAGCGGGCAGGCGACCAACAGAGAGATAACCGACGCAAGAAGCGCAAGGCGGCCAGGAAAGCAAGGAAACGAGCGAGGCGATAGACGAGGGGAGGGAGGGACCTGATGGGCGGTATCAGAGGACAAGGAGAGCGGCACCGGGAAACATTGTTTGAGCGGGCCAGGTTAGAGTGCGAGGTGTTGGACTACCTCGACCGGTTTGGGCCGGTTGACGTGGCAACCATCGCAGCAGCTTTCCGGTTGACACAACGAGAGGCCCGACAGATCGTGGAAGCCTTTCGCCAGGCCGAGGTCGTGTTCGTTAATCCCATGCTGGAGTGCGCCCTGGCACCGGCATGATCAGTAGAGAATAGAAAGGGAGGGTGGCAAGATGAGCAGAATGAGCTCTATGGAAGTTGCGGCACTGCTGCGAGAGATCGCCCTGGATTACAGGCGCGGCTCCCCAGAGGACAAGGCATTGACCGCTGCGGCCGACGCATTGGAGACCAACACGGTCGTGGGGGTTGACCTGGGAGTGGAGCGGGTGCAAATAGTACAGCATCCCGAGCAGGAGATCCCCATGGGGATGGGACTGTAGAAACGGTCCAGAGATGGGGCAGGCTAATCACCCGCCCCTTTTTTATTGCGGGGATTCATCACCGTTGGACTGCCAGAGCAGGTCGTTGGGCGTGCAATCGAAGAACTCACACAACAGGCCCAGCTTTTCCAGCGACAGGTAGTCCACCTCGTTGTGCTTCATGCGGTGCAAAAAGTTCACGCTCAGACCGGGCTCAGCCACCTCAGGGTGATTGTCCTCTGCCCAGGTGGTGAGCACCTTGGCCCACTCCCGGATGGTGTACCTGACATTGTGATCGTTTTCGTGTTCCTGCATGTGGCGTTGCAATTGGATCGTGATCGGCATGGTGTATCCTCCTTGTCATTATGATACCATAAAATCTGTGTTCTGTCAAACCGAGAGCTAAAATTGGTTGTGTGTTTCGCTTGACAGAACAGGGCTTTTGTGGTATAATCTAACCATGATACGGGTCCGCTCGGGAGAGGGAGCATGGGACATGGGGGCTGATGGAAGCCGACACACTGGCATAGCAGCCTGGGGAGAGGGCACTTGTCCTGGACGACAAGTACAGGGTGGCAATCCTCTAGTATCCCGCCCGGACCCAAAGACCAGAGAGGGACAAGATGGCAGCAAAATCATTGCGGTACTACATCGACAACTACGTCTGCCGGGTCTGCCACAGCAATTTGAGGCTCGAGCGAGACCCTGAGACTGGAGCGTGGTCAATCGTTTGTGCCGCCGACCCGTCCCACTTTGGAGCCTGGAGAAAAGGCTACCTGGAGCGCAGGTTGCACCAGCAGCGGGTCGAATTCGTGGAGATCGTCCACGACCCCCTCCTGAGAGAGCTTTTCCCCTGGCTACCACAACCGGAGTCCATGACCACTGCTGAAGCCATGGCAGATTTGTATGGAGATTAGAGAGGAGGTGAGAGAGGATGCCCGAATATACACCAGAGGCATTGAATCAAGCGAAATATTTCGCCAAGAGGGCAGAAGTACAAGAAGGCAAGACCAACGCCAGCCTTGCTATTGCTTGGGCACTGATCGCCATTTGTGAAAGACTGGACGAGGTGACCGACCACGATTCTCAAAGCCTGAGAATCACAGCCTGGGAGTTGCCAGTATAATGAGGCCAGAGAGGAGTAGGACAATGACCATGAGCAATGACCCCTATACCGATGCGGGCTTTGACTGCATCGGACAAATCCGCAAGGGGGCCGCCAAGCAGAGAGGGAAGATAGGCCCCGACCTTGGCGAGCACTTTCGGGCTGTGTTTCAACGGGGCGAGGAAGAGAGTGCCGCCCTGTTCGAGCAAGTCTTTGGCAAGCAGCCGACCGAGATCGAGGTCACATTCCCGTTCGATGAGCCGGATCGGGTCTGGTGGAGCGGGATGGAAGCCTATACGGGAAAAGGCATCCGCGTGATGCTGGTCGAGCCCGACACCAGCGAGATCCTCTACTGGTTCGATCCCCACGAGATGAAAGTGATCGTCCGCAACGGCCTGGACATGCAAACGGGCGAGCCTGCCGTGTGGGATGGGGAGAGCCCTGCCTACACCTACCGGTCAACCAAGGACAACTCGATCAAGCACGTTTTTCCCAAGCTCAACTGCCGGCTGCGGGTCATGGTGCCTGCATTGCGCCGGGTCGTGTACATGGAGGTCCGCACCGGCTCATGGAATGACCGGCGCAACATCACGCGCCAGTTGAACGGCCTGTACCAGTTGCGCGGGAGCCTGAAGGGTATCCCGCTGGTGCTCAGGCGACGGTGGCAGGAAATCACGACCAGCCGGCCCGATGGCAAGCGGTACAGAGAGGAAAAGTCGCTCATCTCCATCGAGCCCACCGAGGAATGGGCCACCCGGTTGTTCCAGGAGATTCAGCAAGAGGCCACGCCCGGATTTACTATGCCTGTGGCAAAGCCTGACGACAATCCCCAGGGGCAAAGCGGCGATGAGGCCCAGGAGCCGAATGGTGATAGCGACTGGCAAGACGATCCCATGTTGTGGCTGGACAGCGTAAACATTGCCGACTGGTCGTTCCATGACGCGGCTTGTGAGCAGTTGGGCTACATCAGCAGGGAACACGTGATCCAGGCGTTGAACGAAGAGATGGACCCCGGTTGGGCAAAGTTCGGCCTGCGCGACCTGTGGGCAACTTTGGAAGAGAACGCCCCGGATGGTGGAGACATTGAAATCCCCGGCTTTGTGGACGGGCTCAACCTGGACGATGGGAGCTTTCTCGAGAAGGCCCAAGAGGTCTTTGAGTTTGACGGCACCCAGGCAGTGGTAGACTTTCTGGTAGATGAGATTGGCGAGGATTGGGCCACTCGCACCACCGTCAAAGAAGCATGGATCTTTATCCAGGCAGCCTATAACGAGAGCGTGAACGGTGATGGCGAGCTTGACGACAATCCGCCTGAGCAAGAAGAATTTGACATTCCCTTTTAGAAGGCCGGGTTCAGGGCTCCCTCACCTCTGCAAAGCGCATCCCTTCGGTGAGGGAGCACCGGCCAATCATTTGGATCAGAAGATGAGTAATGGCAGATGTGAGAGGGTTTAGCGCGGAACACTTGCGGGTGCGAGTAGTCTACGCCCACGTCTATACCTGGCGAGGCATGTCCATCGGGGCCACGCACTGGATGGGCAAGCTCCAGGCGCGGGGTTGTGACTCTGTGGTGCTGACCCGGCAGATGACAGCGGAAGAGGCTGAGGCGTTGAGCGAGAAAGAAGGGATCGCCGGATTCTATGAGGCCGGCGAAACGACTGAGAGATTCTTGAGCAGCGCATCTGTCCACCGCCTAGCAGAGCGGACATGGCTCGAACACTGGCCGCTGGCCGTCCTGCTCATCGCTGGGCGCGCCTCTTGTGCGGATCCGCAGCACGTGCTCATCGGGCCGCCCAAGATCGCAAAGGCATTGAACACCTTGACCGAGCGGGCACAAGCCATCGGCTATTGGGCCCATCGAGAGCATGAAACCGAAATGCAAGCCATCGCTGACGAGTGGGACGCCATCATAGAAAAGATAGAAACAGACGGGTAAGCAGCATGAAACAATTACAGCTACCAAAGGAACACAAAGACCTGTCTTGGCAAGCCTACAGTGCCAGTACCACAGACGACCGGGCACGGGCCATGTTTGTCGAGCGATTCGGACACGAGCCGCAAGAGGTGAGGCGCAACGGCGGCGCGGTGCTGGCCGGCCCGCTTACCGCAGCCGACCTGGAGAGCAAGAAAAATGGGGACAAGACATGACAGACAACGGCCTATCGATCCACAACCTGGCAAAGCAAATTGCCGACCATATGCCGCAAGACTGGCAGTATTCGCCCGATGAGAGCACCGAGCACTATTACGCCATCTTGCACGATGGTGATCGTGGGATACGCTTGCGAATCCAGGACCAGCGGCTAGTGGTGACGGGCATGTGGCCCATGCCGGTGCAAGGACCAAAATACAACCATCTCTTTGACCCCCATAACCACGGTCTTGATGCCCCTCGGATCACATGCAATCCAAACCGCGATCCCGGGGACCTGGCACGGGACATCGAGCGCCGGTTTCTGCCAGACTATGGACAGCAGTACGCCGAGATGGTTCGCAAGCGCGAGGAGAAGCTGGCCGAACTGGCCCGGCTGAAAGAGATACTTGCCATGTTCGAGCAAGCTGGCGTCTCAAGTGTGGATGGGTGCAAGGCGTATTTCCGCCACAGAGATGGCGACCTGCCAAGCGGCCACGTCGAGGTGGCGATCAACAGTGATGGGGAAAGAGCGCACCTGGATGTGAGATCGCTACCCCTGGACGTTGCCCTGTGGATTGTTTCCGAGATTGCAGATTGCCGGGCTCGTATCATCCAGGCGAGACAGGAGGAGACAACGTGAGAAGCATGTTCCAAAAGCCTGGGGCTTACGCTGACTGTCGTTTCTGTGGCGGCAAGGGCTGCTTGGCATGTGCCGGGGAGCGGTTGCGGGCAGAACGGGCCGATGGGAAAAAGCGGCACTATGCCGACCAATTTGGCCTCCCTGAAAGCCAAATCAAGTTCTTTGGCGAGCTCACCGCTGCCCAGGTTGGGGAAGTCAAGCGCCTGTTCACCGTTGGCCTAATCAACGTCATGCCGTCAAGCAAAATGGCAGGCTTGTGCCTCGACGCGAGAAGCGCAACCCGCTGATGGAGCCGCCACAATGAAACGAGACCCATCACCCGCCAAAGCCTTCATCACCGTCCTCCTGCTCCTGCTTGCGGCCCTTGCCTCATTCCCGACCAAGGGACCCAGGCTCGCCCGATTCCAGACCGTCCAGCACCTCGCCTGGCTCCCTCTGTGCACAAACGCCCACGCCACACCCGACAAGCGATTTGGCATAGCAGAGCACAGCCTGGAAGAAATGGCCCTCCTGGGTTTTCCCAACGATGGGCGGTTCCACGCCAGGCAATGGCGGTCGCAAGAGGAGGATAGCCCTGTGATCTTCCTCCGGACCGCGCACCGCTCGAGAAATGCGAGCCGTTGGTGCCTGGGGGCCTATCGGTTCGACGGCAAGCCCGACTTGTGCGCCAGGCCGCTTTTCATAGCGGATGTGGACATTGGCTGGCTCGACGGCGAGGCTTTGTGCGCCTGGATGAAAGCGCACCCGGGGAAAGCCTACATCGTGGGGAACGAGACCAACGATCCCGATCCGGTCGGCGATGGTCTTACCCCGGCCCAATATGCCCGCTGGTATCGAGATGCTTACGCCCTGGTGCGCCAGTGCGATCCAACCGCACGGATCGGGAGCTACGGGCCGGCAGGATATCACACCCGCGAGTTCCTGGCCTCCGTGTGGATAGAGTTCATGGCCCTATCAGGTGGCACACCGATGCGCGTTGACTTTTTCCCCATTCATCACTATCCCCGGCCCGGCTTCCGACTCAACGAGGAGGTCCAAAAGCTGGAGCGGTGGATTGGTTGGCTCAACGCCCAGAACGGAAAGCATTGGCGGTGGGAGAGCGGGCGCGAATACTGGCTGACCGAGTTTGGCCTGCCCTCCTGGGAGGTCCCCTGTCCCACTGAGGAGGGCTTACGGTTGATGGACGAGCTCATCCCCTGGCTGATGGACAACGACCTGGGGATCGCTCTGTGGGCCTGGTGGCCTTCGGGGAACAAGAAGTTATTTCCAGAAAACACGCTCCTGATCGAGGACGACGTGCCGACGGACCTTGGGCGCCGATATTTTGAGCTGGCGACGACAAAGTAATCAATCACAGACAGAAAGGACATGACATGAAATTCCAAGTGTTGCAAGAGAACCTGGCCGCCGGCCTGAGAACCGTTTCTCCGGCCATTGAGCGGGGAGCCTATCATCCCCCGGTCCTGAGCAACGTCTATCTGCAAGCGACCGAATCCGACCATGTGACGCTGGCCGGCACCGACCTGGAGATTAGGCTGGATTGCAGGGTCGGGGCGAAAAAAGTGGACGCGCCCGGCGAGACGACCGTGCCCGCCAAGCTGTTCCTGGACCTGGTGAACAGCCTGCCCAAAGAGCGCGTTGACTTTGAGCTCAACCTCGCCCAAAGCGAACTCTCTGTCCAATGCGCCAACAACAAAGCCACGATCCAGTGCGTCCCCGCCGAGGAGTTCCCCCTGGCCCCAGAGTTCGCCCAGGGGAGCCACCTCGCCACATTGCCGGGCGATGTGTTGGAAACCATGACGGGCCGGTGCCTGATCGCCACGGCGGATCGTGACAGCGGACGCCCGACCTTGACCGGCGTGCTGATGAGATTCGACGGGGACGAACTCACGATGGCCGCCGCCGACGGGTTTCGTCTGTCGGTCGTGAAAGAGCACTTCGACGGCAAAGCCTGGGAGCCGCAGGCGGTGATCGTGCCGGCGTGGGGCTTTTCCAAGCTCAGGATACCCAGAGACGAGGAGGTGCAAATCTACGTTGACACCGACACCCGGATCGCCTTCCGTATGGCCTCCGTGGACCTGGTGGCGCAAGCCATCGCTGGCAAGTTCCCGGACTACAACCAAATCGTCCCCTCCGGGTACGACATGAAAACGGTGGTCAAGACTGCCGACCTGGAGCGCGTCTGCAAGACGGCCCGCATTTTCGCCAGGCTCCAGGCCGAGATCATGCGCCTGGAGATACGGGACGACCACCTGACGGTCATAGCCAATACCGACGAGATGGGCGGCACAAACGCCACCATCCCTGCCCAGGTCGAGGCCCATGGGGACAAGGACCGCGAGTTGGACATCGCGTTCAACGCCCGGTTTTTCCTGGAGGCGCTGGGCGTGATGAGCAGCGAGCACGTGGAGTTGCTCACGACGGAGAGCACGAGCCCGGCGCTGATGAGGCCGGCCGGTGTGGAGGGCGACAGCTTCAGGCATGTGCTCATGCCTATGAGCTTGAGAAGTATGCCGAATTGAGGAGAAAATCACAAGGAGACGACAATGACAACTATCCGTGAAAAGATGGAAGAAATGCTCTTCGAGCACGGGCTTTTCGAGGACCAAGCAACGGCCATTATGGAACAAGCCGTAAAACAGGAAGATTTCAAGCATATGGAAGGGCGATGGGATGATAAGACTGAAGAATATCCGTCGCAGTTTACGAGTGTCCTATGGCTATCGATAAAGGATATTGCTTTGTGCTGGATAGATGAGAATATGCCCGGTGCGTGGTTTCGGCCATTATTTACAGATGGAGGAAATCATGTTGAGAATCGCATATGAGACAGAAATACTGAAACTGACCGTTGAACAGACAGGGGTTAATGAAGATCTGCTATTTGGTCAAGCAAGGGAATTTGCCGAGAACCTGCTGAAAGAGCGTGGGAAGCTTGACCAATGGACATACGATGGGGCGATCCGCCAGAACTATCACCGCATCGTGGTGTCCTTTGTTCGATCTTGATTTGACAGGGATCCCCGTTTGTGGTATAATTGTATCATAACAAGCGGGGATGCTGGCGGCCTCCCAATAGAAGGATAGAAAAGCAGAGGCGCATTTTGTCTCGTGCCGGTTGCCGTATTCCTGTATCCAAGCCTTTTCTATCCCAGGAGCCCGCCAGCCGGCAAACCGACACGGGACAGAGTGCGTCTTTGTTTTTAGAAAGGAAATGACGTGAATGACTGCATCGCAAGTGTCAAAGCTTACCGTCGCAAACTGATTGCCTATGAAACAGAGGTCAGGAAGGAAATACGCCGCAGCTTGCCCCTCATTGATGCGGCCCTAGATAAGCTAGAAAAACTACCTCTCGAGGAGTGCCCATTCTGTTCAGCTACCATATTGCCCGCCGATAGAGTTGCTTACATAATAGAAACAGAATTAAGCGGTGTATTTAACATACCCAATGCCCGAGGAGTGAGCTTTGTTGGCACCCTCCTAGACTAAAATGGGGGGGCGACAACTCGATCGTTATAAGGAGAAAACGGATTGGCTTTGTACAGAATGTAATACTGGAAAGCTAACCGACTGTCCTGCCAGAGAAAGCTTTCGCTTTTGCTGGGATCGTCAAAACCTTCCAAATAGCAAGCAAGCCATAGCAGCTAGAATTCTGGACCAATTCCCATTAGTCAAGGAAGTTGCTCTGGCAGAAGTATGTACCTTGTACATTTTTTATGATAGTGCTTGGTACATAAGCGTGGCCGACAATGAAACCCTTGAAAAAAGATGGGGCATATCACCAAGAGAACCAAATAACAATAAACCAATCCCTGGATATATCTACCTGCTACGCTGCAACGACCTGTTTAAGATTGGACGGACCACACAGGAGCCAAGGGAGCGCGTGGCACAAATTGATAAAATGATACCGTACGACACAGCACTCGTTCATACAGCATTTGTTGATGATTGTGTTGCTACTGAAACCGTCCTCCATAACAGGTTTTCAGCTAAAAGGTCAAAGGGGGAGTGGTTTGCCCTGGACGAAAAAGACGTGCAATGGATGATTGCGACCTACACGGAATGAAACAAAGACCAACCGTGTTTTGAAAGGAACAAGCAACATGAGTATTGCCTGCATGAATCGCGTTTGGGAACAAAGCAAAATGAAGGGTTCTCCCTTACTGCTATTACTCGCCTTCGCTGATTTTGCTGATGATAATGGATTTTGCTGGCCCAGCATTGATACACTGGCCCAAAAAATCCGAATGTCCAAACGACAAACCAAGCGGCTGATTCAACGCCTTGAGGAAACCGAAGAGCTTGCTGCCGTTCATCGTCGCAACAGCGGCAATGTTTATGTGGTACTAGTCGGATTGACCAAGCAGCGGTTTAGGGAAGCCGACAAACGGGTTGTCGCGTTCACCGGCCAATCACTAAGTGACAAAATGTCACTTAGTGTGCAGGAGCAGATAAGTGACATTTCTACTGTGGATGAACAAGATTTGTCCACGGTAAGTGACACCCAGGGCCAAATAAGTGACACAGCTATGTCGCATGATCCGTCAAGATCCGTCATTGATCCGTTAGAAGATCCGTCAATTATACCCTCCCCCCCAACCCAAAAACAGGAAAATCAGAAAGAACGACAAGTAGCCAGGTTTGGAAAAGACCCTGCCGAGGGTATGCTCCTTGCCCATGCCAGAAAAGCCAATGACGCCACCTCCTTCACAGTCCCTGAGACGGCCGGCGGTGCTGATGCCTACAAAGACGGCCCGCTGACCCAATGGTGCCATCTGATCGGTCGCCAGCGTGCCAACCTGACCTCAGCAGAAGAAACGGCTTGGGCGCGTGAGCTCCGAAGGTTGGCAGAGCTCAGGGGCACAAATGCCGAGACACTGGCCTGGGCATTGCACCAGTGGGGTAGGGCGATTGTCGCCTATGCTTTGAACAAAGACAACGGTCGCCGTGTGTGGATACCGGGCAACATCGCCTGGATGAATCCAACGCCCGACAGTCTGTTTGCCCACAGGAGAGATCCGCTCAGGGGCTTGTCATCGCTCCTGGCCCCCCTCCTCGAATGGGGTATGGAGCATGGACTGACCGACCTGGACCTGGAGCGTAGGCCAGATCAGAATGTGGCGGTAGAGCGGGAAGAGCCACCGCCGAGATTGGAGGTTTGATATGAAGGTAGCACCAGATGCACCGAAGCGACCAGCATTGCGCTACTACGGTGGAAAGTGGCGGCTTGCGCCATGGATCATCTCCTTCTTTCCGCCACACCAGAACTACGTCGAGCCATGCGGCGGAGCAGCCTCGGTGCTGCTGCAAAAGCCACGGTCGCCGCTGGAAACCTATAACGACCTTGACGGCAACGTGGTCAACTTCTTTCGCGTGCTGAGAGATAGGCTAGACGAATTGATCCGTAAGATTCGGTTGACGCCGTGGGCCAGAGTCGGGTATGAATTGAGCCTTGAGCCTTGCGAAGATGAAATAGAGAGAGCGAGGCGCTTCTTTTCATGGTGCTGGATGGGCATTGGCGGAAAATGGGGCGGGTGGCGGACGATCACAGATATATCATCGAGAAACGGAGTGGATTGGCCACAGGATTTGCTTAATATATCTCATTTGTCATTAGTAGCTGAGAGATTCCAAGCTGTACAGATCGAACACGATGATTACGATGTGATCGTAAGGCGATATGACAATCCCGCCGCACTGCATTATTTAGACCCACCTTATGTCCCTGATGAACGGGAGAGACAGGGGCGCTACATTTTTGACTGGTCTGTCGCCCAACATGCTCAGGCTGCCACCTTATTGCGCCAATGCCAAGGCTACGTTGTCATTTCTGGCTACGCCTGCCCATTGTACACTGAGCTTTACGAGGCCCATGGCTGGCAGCGGTTCGACAAGGAAGCACAGACCAGCGGCGGCAAGCGGATCGAGAGCGTGTGGCTGTCGCCGCGCACTACTGAAGCACTGAATAGAAATAGACTGCATCAAGCGAAGCTGTTCACAAGATTGGAGATTTGAATGAACGAACACCCGATTCTGTTTTCAGCCCCGATGGTACGGGCCATTTTGGAGGGCAAGAAAACGCAGACGCGACGAGTGATAAAGCCACAGCCAAAGTGCCCATCGCTTCTATTCTATGTGGACGACCGAGAATGGCGCGATGGGGATGGGACACATCTCAAATGTCCTTATGGCGTGCCAGGCGATCAGCTTTGGGTAAGAGAAGCGTGGGCGAGGAGCCAACGACTGGACAGGCTACCCCCGCGCAAATTGGAGTTCCTGACCGCCAATCCCGACTTTCCAAAAAGCACGATCTACTATCGTGCGGATTCTTGCGATGGCATCAATCCTTTGCGCGGCAAATGGCGACCATCCATCCACATGCCCCGCTGGGCGTCCCGGCTCACGCTAGAGGTGGCGGGCGTGAGGGTAGAGAGATTGCAGAATATCACCGAAGAAGACGTATTTGCCGAGGGTTGTAATCTCCATCACCCGCCCGACCCTAATGTTTTGCCTACCCCTGAAGAGTATGGAAGTTGGCATATTCCTTTGTTTGTGAATCTGTGGAACAGCCTGAACGCCAAGCGTGGTTTTGGCTGGGAGACCAACCCTTGGGTATGGGTCGTTACATTTAAGGAGATTAGACAATGAAAGACTACAAATTAATCATCTTTGATGCAGATGGTACATTGCGCCGTTGTACAGTGGAAGGACAGCCATGTCCTAATGCACCAGATGAGTGGGAGCTATTGCCCAATGTTAGAGCAACCCTGGCAAGAATCCCTTGGGGCACCCCTCACGCTGGTGGAATTGCGTATGGAATCGCCAGCAATCAGGCCGGGATTGCCCTCGGCTACATGACCGAAGAGATGGCTTATCAATTGCTCAAAGATATGGCTGTGGAAGTCTTCGATGGTTGGCCCCCAACAGGCGCTCTTCAGATTTGTCCCCATGCCCCAGGTGCGGACTGTAAGTGTCGGAAGCCAGAACCCCTTATGCTCCAACGACTGATGAGATCCTGGTCTCTGACGCCAGATGAAACACTATACGTCGGTGATATGGAGAGTGATAGGCAAGCCGCCGAGAACGCCGGGTGTCATTTCATGTGGGCGTCCGAGTTTTTTGGGCGGGATCAGACTGAAGAGCCGGAGCGGGCGCAATGACCCAAACACGCTGCCCCCGCTGCCAGGCACTCGGACAACTCGACCTCTCCTGTCCCCGCTGCAACGGCACCGGCCAGGTGTGCGACCGCTGCCTGGGCATGGGCTACCTGTACACCGAAGAGGGCCTCCGGGCGTGTCCCTGTGGGCTCGTTCGCGCCAGGGAAATGGAGGGGCAATCCATGTCCCGACTGTCTGCCCTGCACGGCCGGCTGACCACCTGCACGTTTGACACGTTCGACACGAACGGCCCTGAGACGAAATACGCCACGAAAGCCTTCAACGCGGCACTGGCATGGGCGCAAGAGCCCCAGGGTTTCCTCACGATCCATTCTCCGACAAAGGGCAACGGTAAAACCCACCTGGCCGCCGCTGCTGCAAACTACCTGATCGGCAAGGGCGAGATTGTGCTCTTTTGCAAGGCAGTCGAACTCCTGGCGATGCTGCGCGGCTGTTACGACCGGGAGGACGAGACCGTCAACACGCTCATGGCAAAGCTCCAGGCGGTGCCCATCCTGATCGTGGACGACCTGGGCGTGGAGAAGCGCACCGCCTGGACAGACGAGCAAATGTACCTGCTCGTGGATCACAGGTTGGAGCGGGACAAGCCAACTTTGTTCACCAGCAATTGTCCCATCAGTGAGTTGGAGGATCGGATCAGGTCTCGTATCAGCCACAGGGGTAGTGTGCTGGTGCTCAACGAGGCCCAGGAGTATACCGGATGAAAAGACGAGCTGACCGAGACAATGCAAATGAGACCTTTGATGCTCTCCAGCAAGAACGTGTAAGAAAACTGGCAGGGCTCATGGGGGAAGATGGACCCGTGTTTGTCGGAGCTAGTCAGCCCTTGGCCCCTTCACTGAGAGCTCCCCGGCCACAGGTTGGGGAGCTTCATTCACGCCGGCCGGGAGGCCGGCCTTGGCGATCTGTTTGGCCAGTTTGGCCTCAAGGTCGCTTTTTGCCATCTTGAGATGTCCGAGCCCGAATGGCCCTGATCTGTCGAAGCTTCATCTCCTGCCACTCGGCATTGAGCCTCTCCTGCTGCTCTTCATGCTTTTTACAATTGTAAATGTCAAGCACGAGATCAACTTTCCTGTGACCGTGGCCCTCTGGGTCGCTCACGACGTCACGAAGGCAACTTTCGTGATAGTGATGCCTCTTTCCCCAATAGGCGTTCCACCTCCGGACAAACGAGAGCTCTTCCCCATCGCGCCTTCGTTTTCGACAAAAGACGCAGCGATCCATCTTGAGCAACGCTTTGATCGCCGCCCATAGTTTTCCAGCGTTCATCTTTCCCTTTCCCTCTCTAGTTCCGCCAAGCCCAGGAGAATCCCGGCCATGGCCGCCATGCCAATGTCGCCGTTGGATTGTGCCAAGTACGCCTTGAGTTCATCCAGGCGCATCAGGCTGATCGTTATATCTCTCTCACTGACCTCGCGCTCTGGTCCCTGGACTAGCCTCACATCTCGAGCCAAGAAAAAGTGAAACAATTGACGTCCCCTGTTGCTGTTGGTGAACAGTGCCCCCAGAGACGTCCAATTGTGACCAGCATAGCCCGTTTCTTCCATGAGCTCCCGCCTTGCCGCAGCGAGCGGATCTTCCCCCTCGTCGAGAAAGCCTGACGGGAGCCCCACTTCACGAGTGCCCCGCCCGTGGCGGTATTGCTCCAGGAGGATAGCTCGCCCATCCTGGGTGACGGCAAAGACCAGGCAGCCGTCCCGTTCGTCGAGCAAAATGTAGTTTTGTAGGATTTGGCCCCCGGGAAACTTGATATCTTGTTCCCTGACCGTGAGCCAGGGCGGTTGATCAACCAGAACCCGCTCCTCAATTACCTGCCAACCGGCCATTTGATCGTCCCCCCATAGCGAATGATGAGCCCCACCAGCAATGTCCCCAGGGGGAGCGCCAGGAGCAGGAACAGGGCAAGCCAACCCCAGGGTTCGGTCAGCACCATGAACAGCAAAAACAGGCTGATGCAGGTGAACAACAGGGGCGGAGCGAACAGCAGCAAAGCAGCCAGAATCAAAAGGGTTCTACCTTGCATCTTGCTCCCTCCCCCGCCTAAAGACCTCTGGGAACGCGATCGCCACAAACATGAACAGGCCGGCGAGAAAACACAGGGAGCCGAAATAGTAGGGCATCCCCGCTGTGCTCAGGACCCCCACAAAGAACGCCCGGCCGTCCCATTCGTTTTTGACCTGATCGGCCCTGGCTTGAGCCTCCAAAGCCCGCGCCTGGGCTGCGGCTGCCTCCTGGCGTGCCGTCTCCATCTCCAAGCGTTGCCGCTCGGTCAGAGCCGCTGCGATGTCCTGACAGCCGGACAGGAGCAACAGTGATACCACCGATAGTACCACAATCAACTTTTTCATGGTTTCCCTCCTAGTTTCTATGCCCATAATACGGGCTATCAATGTCGTAAGGCTCTGAGCTTATGGCCCACCGGGCGTTTGGATCGGGTTTCGAGACACCCCACCGACAAGCCGGAAACCCATCGCCCGCTGGCAGCTCGAGCATTGTGACCTGATCTGCCGGTAGAAATTTCCAGCGGCTTGGGTGGAGTACCGATTCGATGTGATAGCCCGTCTCTATCAGGTCATCCCAAACAATCTTGTTGACGCGCTCATTCTCCAGGAGCATGAGTGTCAACAGCAGTCCAACCAATCCGACAATGACCACTTGATAAAGTTCCATGTTCTCGTCTCTCCTTTCGCTATAGTCCTGCTTGCTCTTCAATCAGTGCCGCCAATTCGATCAATCCCTGGCTGAGCTTCTCCTGCAAATCCTTGGCGGCCGCCTTTTTCTTCCTCTTGCTTGGGTACATGATGCACACCAACACCGTCAGCACCAGGAACGCCGGTGCCAGGTAGATGATGACCGGCGAGAGCGCCAGCAATAGATAGGCCGTGACAATGAGTGCGACCAGCCACGCCGCGCCGATGACAAACTTGAACCCGGCCTTGAGGCCGATAGGTCGCCCGGCCCGTTTCCTGCTCAGTTTGCCTTGTGGCTTGTTGAGCCTCTCCAGTATGTCCAGGGCAGACACGCCACACCCTGGGCAGGTGTAGACTTCCATGCTGTTGACCATGCCACATCCAGGGCACTTCCATTCCTGGCGTTGAAAATCGAGATACCCCTGGCCGCCGGGCAGGGGCTGTACACCGGTCAACTGCTCTTGCGGTTGGGCTTGTGCTGTTGCTGTCTGTCTCATTGCAACCTCTCCCCTACTCTCTGGCCTTACATACCTATGTAGAGGCCGACAGTTCACACACACATATACATACACACATAAGTTATGTCGAACTCAGGGCCCTGTCCTAGTCGGTCAGGACTAGGGCGCGTCGTATTCGTCAAGCTCCCATTCCCCTTCGTAGTCAAATTGCTCATCTGAAAGCTCCAGGTCTCCAGTATCGGTTTCTCCCCTGTCCCATCCATCGAAAGCTGTCAACCACAGGGCGAGCACCCGCTTGCCCTCATCGGTGAGATACCACCGGGCGTTGCGGGCAGACCCGCGCTTGGCAGCGTATCGCTTCTCCGCCAGCACCTCCCAGATGTGATCATACTGCCTTCTCCCGAATTTCCCTTTGTCCACCCACTCAGCATATGACAGGGCGGCCCCCTTGAGCACCGACGCCGCCCAAAATGCCACCTCATCGTCTCGCACAATGTCCGGGTCAAAGTGCAAGAGCTTGGGACCGATGGGCCGGCCGTTCGTCCCGTTCTCGTTCTTGGGTATCATGGTGACACTGATACGCCATTCCTGAATGACCGGCTCGCCCTCGACCTCCTGGGCAATACCTGTGGGAATCTTTTCGTCCAGTCGCCCTTTGATAACACTCCAGCCCACTTTCTGGCTCTCGGTCATCTGGTAGACGATCAACTGTTCCACAATGCCCCAGATCGCCAGGAGAAATCCCACGACCGCCAGGCCGATGAAACAGCTTGTCTTGACGACCTCCCAGAAGAGAATCCCCTGCGGATCTTTCAGAGCGAGCCCGCCAAAGGCCCAACACAGACCGGCAGAGCCCAGGCCGAACAGGAAGAACATGCTTTGCCTGGAGCCCCAATACCGCTCGGGTGACGGGTTGAGCAGCCCGATTGCCGCCCCGATGATAGCAGGCAGCCCAAACACGAGCGCCGGCAACGCCATCCTGCCCAGGTCGGTGAGCGCAACATTGGCGTGCCAGACGTAGGACGCCGAGATGTAGCCCACGATGATGATGCAGATCCCCGCCCCGCCCATCAGGGCACGCAAGGCCGGGATAAGAATCTGCGTGACGGGATTGTGATCTACTTTTTCGGTCGGGCCGCCGCCGAGCATCCGCCCCACGAAATACCATGGGGAGAAAAAGGGCATGAATCCCCCGCCCCCTTTCTGGCCGCCGCTATCCTGTCCAAACATGTCAGCCCTTTTTCCTCACTGTTGGTAAATAGGTTTTGATGTTACAATTCTCACACAAATGGCGCCCGCCCAGGTCCATGGTCCAATAATGCCTATAGGGACTGTTGGGGTCGTGGACGTATCCAACCCCCATTTCGTTGAACACCGGCTTTAGCAGAATGTCCCTGTGTGCCTGATCCTGCATGAGATGGTAGACCGCGGCCTTGGCTGTCGCAGCTACTACAATCACCTCGCCGGCGGCAAACCAGTCCGTATAACCCTCACGTCTCATCCGTTCCCAAGGCGTTGACCCGTCGCTGCCTGTGTGACCGAGAAAGCCGTTAGTTGCCATGTCCCGGGAATGGCCATCAGCGGCGTGCATCAGGGATGCGTTGAGCAGGAGCGGTTGTAACCCGCGCTGCTCGCGCTCCAGATTGACGAGGGCAATTGCATCCACTTCCGGCTGGTCCCATGCGACCAAAAAGACCAGAATTGTGATGCAAAAGATGGTTGTGATCGTTGCCCGCTTGTGCTCGCTCATTTCGCTGCCAACAATTCAACTACCCCATCAGCAAACTTAACCTCCCCATTGCTCCTGTCAATGAGCCCCGCCTCTTCGGCCTTTTGCAGATGGTAAGAGACCGTTTGCGGAGCGACGTCCAGCGTTTGCGCCAAATCTGCGCGGCTTTGCGCCGGGTCTGCGACCAATTGGCGGAGGAAGTCGGTCGTTCGTCCCAAATCTTCTAGCGTTTGCGCTGTTTTTTCGCGTTTCTTCGCGCTTTCTTCGGCCTCTTGTATGGCCTTTTGCGCGGCCTTTGCGGCCCTCGACTGTTCCTCTTCGGCTTTTTGCGCTGCATCGTCCCGTTTCGACTGTTCCTCTTCGGCTTTCTCCTTCTGTTTGCGGGCGCTGATGATCCCCGGCATGGCCGCGCCTACCGCACAGGCAATGGTCAGGACCGGGAACAGGAACGCCAGGAGACCGTTGTCGCTGAACTCCATGTAATTGGCGACCACGCTCGTGGCAAAACTCGGTGCCGCCAGCGAAGAGTAGACGATTAGGGCGAAGATGGCGAAACGCCGGTTTTGCTTTGTGGTCCCATACCGGCCACCGACTGACCGGGTAGCCTCTCGCACCTGCTCGACGATGCGCGTTGCCAACCACGCGGTCGCCAATTCGATCATTGCGCTGGCACCCCAAAACAAGGGCGTGTCGTGCCGGGCGTATTTCAAAAGCATGTGCGCCAGGGCGTGCACCGAGCACGCGGAAAAGGCGAACACGCCGAACAGCGGTGCTCTTTGCGACAGGGAGTTTGCCAACTCCCCGAATCTCTTTCCCATCTTTTCAAGACTGTCTTGGATCATACCGCCCCCGCCGACAACACGACCTCGCGCCCCGGTTCGAGTACGACGCCCCTGGGGAGACTGAAGGTCTCCCCGTGCGACATGTACGCCCGACCGTTTGGTAGAACGCGCCCGCGCAATACCGTGACGCCCTGGTTGCCTTCCCGCACGGCCCGCTCGATCCGGGCCAGCAACGGCGACATCTCCTGCACCATCGCCATGGCCCTGCACCGGGGCTTTCCCGTCATGTGCCATCCCGTGAGGAACAGCACGCCGCCAATGAAAGCCACAAGCATGTTAGTCAGGATCAGCAGCCCCTCGATCTCGCTCAATAGTTGGTGCATCTCGTCTCTCCTCTTGTCTGTTCTCGTCTAACCAATTTTCCAAAAGCTCCGCAGCAATGCCCCCTTTCCCGCCGATTGTCCTACCAAGTCTCGCGGTGAGAATTGCTACCCGTCTATGTAGGCTTAAGGGTATTGCGACATTTTTATAGTCTGGCATGGTACTCCCTCGCTTGAAATCGTGCTGGATCGCCCAAGAAGTTACAACGTTATTATACCACAACAAGTCTATGGTGTCAAATCAGGGCGGTTTTATTTGACAGAATCAACACGTTGTGGTATAATAATGGTGAATTTGGACGGTTTATAGACAGAACAGAAGAGAACAGGAAGATAAAGTGTCAATCATCAAGCCCCCCTCTCCAAAGACAAAAACGGTAGCGATGCTGTCAATAGCCGAGGAAACCGTCTTTGTCAGATTCCCCGAATATCGTGACGATTTCCGCACTCTAATCAAGGGGCTCGGATTTTATTGGAGCCACTCCAATAAGCGCTGGCAGAGAAAGATCGGTAAATTGGCTGGAGATCCAGCGCATCGATGTGCGGAAACCGGGCACACCTTGATTGAGGGCGGATATTGCGTAGAATTTGCGAACCCAGACATTGAAAACATGATGAACTTAAAGACGAGCCTCTATGATTTCCAACAGCGGGCCGTGGACAAGCTGCTTGGCCTGCGGGTTTGTGGCCTGTTCATGGAGATGGGGACAGGCAAGACGCGCGTCGCCATCGAATTGGCCCATCTGCGCCGGGGCCGCATTAGCAATGTGGTGTGGTTCTGTCCCGTTTCGCTCAAAGAGACCATACGCTATGAGATACAGAAACATACTGACACACCAGACAGTGCGATCGCCATCCTCGACGGCAAGATGCCATTGTATGAGCCCACGACTCGTTGGTACATCGTGGGCATAGAATCGATGAGCTCAAGCGACAGAATGGTATTGGCAAACCAATCAAATCATTGGCCCTGACTCATTCGTTATTGTAGACGAATCGAGCTACATCAAGGGCCATAATGCCAAGCGCACCAAGCGTATTACCTACATGGCTCAACGAGCGCGGTATCGGGCCATCCTGACCGGGACCCCCTTAACTCAAGGCGTTGTCGATCTCTATGCCCAAATGCGCTTTTTGTCCCCAAAGATTTTAGGTTATAATTCGTTCTACTCATTTGCCCACAATCACCTGGAATACAGTGAGAAATATCCCGGCCTGATCGTCCGAGCACACAACACGGGCTGGCTGGCGGCGAAGATAGGCCCATACGTGTATCAAATAACGAAAGATGAGTGCCTGGACTTGCCGCCAAAGCTCTACGACGCCCGCTATTTTTCCATGACCGATGAGCAGAGAGAGAATTACGAACGGGCCAAGTGGGAGTTGCTCATGGATATACCAGACAGTGATGGCCTGGACAGCTATGTGATCTTCAGGCTGTTCAACGCCCTGCAACAGATCACGTGTGGATTCTGGAATCGGCGGTTGGACAGCCCCTTTTCCAGAAACAGGTCTCGGGAACCGCAATTTGAGCTTCTAGAATTTGGCGGTCACGAACGGATCGACGTTTTGTTGAACATTGTCGCCAATATTCCTGCGAGCGAAAAGATCATTGTTTGGAGCAAATACCGTTATAGTATCTGCCAAATCGTTGCGGCGCTGGCAGATGAATATGGCCGAGGTGCAGTCGCCCAATTTCATGGCGGCCTCGGTGAACAAGAGCGCAACGCTGAGATTGCACGGTTCAGAGATGGTGCGCGATTCCTGGTCGCCACTCAATCCAGCGGGGGGCATGGTCTCACGCTTAATGAGGCCAACCATGTGATTTTTTACAGCAATAGCTTTAAATATTCTGAGCGGTTGCAGGCGGAGGATCGCTGTCACCGCATTGGACAAGATCGGCCTGTGACCTACATCGATATCGTTTGCAACGACAGCATTGATATTCGGATTGCCAGGGCCATGCAAGAAAAAGGAAGTGTCGTCAGCGCTTTCAAACGGGAAATCGATAGGGTCAAGGATGGCGGCAAAGAGAAGATCAGAGAACTGGTAAGAAAACTGTGATAAAATATCTCACTTTGCATCACAATGACAATGCTTTGTGGCAATATATAGGTAGATATGGCTACGATCCTGGGATTCGTTCAGAGCTTGGCGGGATCATGTCCAGCGATGATTCTACCTATTGGATTGTGGCAATATCTGGCCCCGACGTTGCTGGATTCGCTGCTTTGAAGACAAAGAGAAAAATGCTTTGCCACCTCTATGTCTTTCCAGAATTCAGGCGGCGGGGAATCGCCAGAGAATTGATAGAGCGGCGCATCGGGTTGGCAAGGTCGCTTGGGCTGTCGCATCTCAAGGTGGCGGTCAGGCCTGGCCGCGTGAAACATTATGAGGCCCGTGGGTTCACAGAATTGTATATCCGTGGCAAATGGCATTGGATGAGGCTAGAGTTATGATTGCCGCCCTATATTCCAAAAGTAGAGAGGAAAAAGATAAATTCATCCGAGATTTTCTGCGCCGCGCCAAGGGCAGCACGGCAATCTATGTCTATCCCAAAAACAGGGAGGCAGAGCGGCCACAGCTTGAGCATGTACATCCCGTCACGTTTGAAGACATTTCCAAACGCGATGAATGGTTATACATCAATTCCATCACGAATGAAGATAGCGTTCTCATTCTAGAGAACCCGTCCCGGTATCCAAAGATCACTTCAACAAAATTCGCCCGGCTCAAGCGGCTGTCAATGCAAATCGGGCACAAGGCCATCGTGGACATCGTGCCGTTCACGTTGGACATTCAATACCTCTATGTCCCACTGGCCTACCTGGGCCGCGCCATTCTGGGATATGCTCATTATTACGCTTGGCGCGAAAACTACTATGAGCAAGACACCAGCGGCACCGTTCATTCTTCTCATGATTTTGACATCGTGGCCGACAAAATGAAGCGTGCTTGCCAAATAACCTATCCAGCCTTTCTGTGTCAGAACAGGGAACTCATTGAAGTTGAATCAACAGGCAGCGAGCGTCAAGCTTACGCGGAGAAAAAAGAGCAACTCTTTGCTCAATATACCACACCGCAGCCGATAGTGACGCGGCTTGCCGATTTGACCCATGCGTTTGATAGCCGTTCGGATCGGCTTATCGAGCTTCTAAATACATTGCGTGGCAGAACGCTTATCTTGACTAACCTCGGTACTTATGCCAAGAGGTTACGAAAAAAGCTGCGCGATGCAGGGATAAAGCAGCTTAGGGTCACGTCATATCAGCAGGGCATGCCGAGGCCCAAGCCAAAAGTCGGACAGTTGGGCTTGCCCATACCCAAGATAGAATACCAGAACTGTGTCTATTTTGAATCGCCAATCGTCAAGAGCTATTTCCTCTTAGACGTTGAATCTTTGTTATCCCCTAAGTGCAAGGTTTTCCACTTCAGGAGCGACATGAAAGTTGATAGGTATCTATTTGAACAACTCGACCACGAGTTGCGACAAATAGATGGATTGACAAAGGAGCTCTATCGTGCAACTAGGACATAGCCCCAATGCGTGTAAACTCTATCTCCAAAAAACCGTCGTGGAGGCTACCACAGAGCGCATCGAATGGATTTTTGATACTTTCGAAACGATCAGTGTTAGCATTTCTGGCGGCAAAGACAGCACGGTGCTGTTTGAATTGGCCCACCGTGAGGCCATCAGGCGCGGCAGGAAAATCAACGTCTTTTTCCTCGATCAGGAGGCAGAATATGCTGCCACAATCGAGATCATCAAGGACATTATGGCTAAGGAACTCATCGTGCCCTGCTGGTACCAGGTTCCTTGCAGGATGACGAACGCCACCTCGTATGAAGATGAGTGGCTCTATGCTTGGGAACCTGGCGCTGATTGGATACATCCGAAGGTGGACATTTCCATTAAAGATCCGTTGCCGGTAGATAGATTCTACCGCATCATGGAGTGGGTAGATAACAACTGGGGGCCAAACTCATGTAGTCTGGTGGGGTTGCGTTCTGAGGAAAGCCTGAATCGGTACAGCGCAGTGACGCGCAATCCAGCCATTCCAGGTGTCAATTGGTCGTCCAGGACGACCGGTGGCGAGTGCATGAAACTGTACCCAATCTATGACTGGACATTTGAGGATGTCTGGACGTTTATTGGGACAGAGAAATTGAGATACAACCCCGTCTATGACTGGATGTACGTGAAGGGGTTCAATATCCCGGAGATGCGGGTATCCAATCTCATCCACGAGAAGGCTTACAAATGCCTTGCGACGCTGCAAGAGTTTGAGCCCGATACTTATGAGAGAATCGTGCGGCGCGTCAAGGGGGTTCACATTGCAGCGCGGTATGGGAAATCGCCTCAGGTCTTTGCTGCACGAAAGTTGCCGCACGGCTTCGAGACCTGGAAAGCATATCGGGATTTTCTGCTCGATACACTGCCAATCCCACAAGAAACAAGGGAGGTATTTATCAAGAGGTTTGCCGGGCAAAATGAAAACGAGAGAGTATATCGACAACAGGTACATCAGTTACAGATCAATGACTGGGAGAACAACGTCCCGGTCGCAAATGTCAAGAAGAAAGAGAACCCGTTAGAGAAATGGATGGAAATACTATGACGAAGATTTCTTTTCCCTGTATGGCACCAAAGTTTGTGCCGACTGAAAAAGTGATCGCCAATGATTACAACCCAAACCGTGTTGCCACCCCGGAAATGGAACTCCTGGCACGGTCTATCGAAAACAACGGGCTTGTGTACGCGATCACGGTTTTTTATGATGAGATTCAGGATATCTATATAGTTGTGGACGGCTTCCATCGGTTTGTGCTTCTACGCGACAGGTTCAAATGCAAAGAGATCCCCGTTGTCGTTATTGATAAGGACATGAAAGAACGGATGGCCGCCACCATCGAAATGAATCGGGCACGGGGAGTCCATAACGTAGACTTGATGTCAATGCTGGTTACTAAGCTGATAAAACTTGGCTGGACAGATATTGACATTGCCAAGGAATTGGGCATGGAGGCTGAAGAGGTCTTGCGATTAAAACAGATGACGGGGCTGGCGGGTCTTTTTGCTGGGCAGCCTTATTCCAAAGCATGGGTCAAATACGATCCGGCACTTTGACAAAACAGCCGTTTTAGGGTATAATTGGGGGCAGAGAGGAGCATCAGCGTGATCAGACAAGCCAGAGATTTGAAAGCGGCCCTGGTCGAGGCCATCCGCAATCAGTCGGGTTTTGTCCGCCAGCGTGACTACCTGGGCATGTCCAGGATCGGATACTGTCCCCGCCAATTGTACCGAGAGTTGACCAATCCCCGTCCCGACCTGCGCGATGGGGAGCATTGGCGTAGCTGGCTTGGGGTGATGCTAGAAGGCGCGATTGGCGAACTGCTCCAGGCCGAGATCGAGCGGTATCCCCCTGGGGAGCTCGTCGCCGGGTTTGACGCCCGGTACAAGGGCCATGTGGATTTTCAAACCCTTGACGGGCAACTGCTCATCGAGATCAAGACCGTCACCTGGCAAGCCTTCACCCGCCTCCGCATAGACAATGTGTTCCCCGACACCCACCACGCCCAGGTCCAGGCATACCTACAGCATGGCCCCTGGCAATCCGCAGTCCTGGTCTACATGGCCCGCGACATTCCCAATGACAGGCAGGAGCATTGTCCGTTTTGGACGTTCGACGTTTACCCGGACGAGAACATCGGCCGAGCGTTGGACGCCAAGGCCAAGATGGTACTGGCCGCTTGGGACAGCGGGGAGCCGCCCGATTGCACCTGTGGCCGATGCAGGAGCTAACAAATCTACCAAAAGAAAGGAGCAGACACGACATGACAGAGAGACAGACGACAGTGATGCAAAAGCTGGAAGTTGCCCTGGTGGGCACGAAATGGAACCTGGAGCAATACCTGGTTGAATCCCTGGAAGAGGACCCCTGGCGCTTCCTGGTCCGGGTTGTCAAAGAGGGCCTGGCGGGGCTTGGCCTGTTCCGGTGCTGTGAGTGTGGGCGCTGGACCCACGACCTGCTGCCTGGGGCGAACGTATGCCCCGATTGTGCCAAGTGGGAAGGGGCAGTTGGGCGCGAGCACGCCCATGAATTGACAGAGGCCCTCAAGTCGGGAGCCCTGCATCCTGATTTTCTCCTGTTCGATCCCGACATGCCCCCCGATGATTCGACCGTCTCACTTGCCTATCCAGATGGCGAAAGCATTTCTGCTGCCCTGGTGGGCATCGACCGGGAGGCCAACCCCGCCACGGCGACCATTGACTGGGACGACCGGAGAGCCTTTGCGAATTGGGCGGTTGACAGGCTCTTGACTGCCTTGAGTGTGGAACTCAGAGGGAAATAGCCATGCGAATCCTGATCAACACCCGGGTCGGACTTGAGGCCCGGGCCTTTTTGACAAGCTACGGTTTCGAGGTGCTCTATCCTGACGAACCCACCTTTGACAAGCTGCGGCCCGACGAATTGCGGGCCGCCCTGATGGACTGCGATGGGTACATTGCTGGCACTGAGCCTGTGAACGAAGCCCTGCTCAGTGGCAACAATCAACTGAAAGTCATCGCCAGGGTCGGCACCGGCACAGACAACGTGAACCTGAAACTTTGTGAGCAAATGGGGATCAAGGTGCTCAACACACCCACTGCCCCGGCCATTGCTGTGGCAGAGCTCACCATTGGGCTCATGGTTGACGTGGCCCGGCGCATTTCCCTGTCGGACCGGGCGGTCAGGTGTGGCGAGTGGCCCCCGGCTGTTTCGTTCGCTGGCAGCCTACTTCGGGGCAAGGCCATCGGGATTGCTGGCGTAGGACAGGTGGGCTCCAGGGTCGCCAGGCTGTTGTTTCCCTGGTATGTCGAACTGCTTGGACATGACAAGGCCCCAGACACAAACCTGGCTGCGCGTACAGCCCTAACGTATGTGTCAAAGGATGAGTTGATCGGGCGGTCAGATTTTTTGCTGCTCCATCTCCCCTTGACCGACGAAACCCTGGGCTGGATCGGGCGCGATGAGCTCACACGCATGAAAGAGACTGCCTACCTGGTCAACACTGCCAGGGGTGGGCTGGTGGACGAAGAGGCTCTGGTCAAGGCCCTGGAGGAACGGCTCATCGCCGGCGCCGCGCTGGACGTGTTCGAGCAAGAGCCCTACCAGGGACAGTTGGCCGCTTTTCCAAATGTGGTCCTGACCCGGCACCTGGGATCGTGGACGGCCGAGACGCGCCAGGAGATGGAAAGGCAAGCCGTCGAGGGTGTGAAGGCTATCCTGGAGGGCAGGAAAGAGCCCACTTTGCTCGGTAACTCATGGCAGTTTGTAGTGTGAGGTGCAAGCATGACCCAGAACAAGCTCCCTAGAGGAGGCAAAGTGTGCATTGCTGTATTCCTGGCTGTGCTGGCCTTTTTCGTGGTGAGCCCGGCCATCCCGCTCCAAGAGGATGACAAGTCTATCGCCACACTGACACAAGAGATAAAGAGATCAACAGGGGCGACGAACAGGGATCAGGCGGACTGGTTCGACCGATGCCCGTTTGATCCCCGCACACCGACCCCGCAGCCCACCCAGGCCCCATACACGCCCGCCCCATCTCCCACTTGTCGCCATACTCACACACCCATCGTCATTCCCACCTTCACACTTATTCCTACCCACACACCCTATCCAACCCAACCCGATCCCCATCTCCCAACATACACACCGACCAGCACACCAGCACCTCCAACCCGGACGCCGACAGCGACCACAATTTCACTTGTATCGCCCCTGTTGATGCCTTGATAAGGATGAGAAAATGAAGCCGGTCAATTTTTCAGGAACCACGCGAACCATGATGGTGCCGGAACACATGTCGCCATCGCCAGAGCAACCCCTACCCGTTCACGACACCGGCAGACTCCGGGTTGCCCTTTGGAAAGGCTCGTGGAAAGATAGGATCATGTTCCTGTTGTGGGGAAAGCTGTGGTTGTTCACCGCTGGTCAATCACATCCCCCACAGTCCATGAGCACCCATCCCGACCCGTTTGTCAGAGACGAACTACAAGAAGAAAGGACAGAATAATGAAAGTATCGAAAGTCGGCACCGAGGTGGAGGCTCTGCAACAGCGGGGCATTGACGTGCGGTTTTTCCACTACCGGCAGGTCAGTGATGTTTCAGCCGAAGGCCCCTGGCTCTTGAGGCGGTACTACCGCAACGGCAAGGAGGATCGCGAATCCAGACCGGCCCACGTTTCCCCTATGGGCGGGGCAACCTATTGCCTGCTGACGACCCCACAGGGCGACAAATTCTGTGGCGTTGCCGTGTTCGAGCGGGCGCGTCATTCCCTGGCCTTTGCCCCGTACCACGATCGGGCCGAGGCCGAACCCCGCCAGTTCTGCTATGCCCTGGGCCGGGCGGTTGCCCTAGGCCGGGCTGTGCAAAAGATGGCCGGTGAGGTGGCCGAGGACGATTCCTTTTTCGAGGATGCGGCAAGTCTGTTGTCTATGATGTTCCCCAATCCCGAGGCCAACGAGATCGCCCTGGAATCAGCGAGGGCACCATGAGCCTGGATTTTACCGGTAAAACGGCAATCGTCACCGGGGCGACCAGGGGTATAGGTAAAGCCATCGCCAGCCAACTCCAAGGGAGGGGAGCGCGGGTTATTGGCACCGGAAAGATCAGGTTTCCCAAATGTCCAGCATGGCTCGACAGGTATGTGAGATGTGATTTCAACAACGCCCAACACATTCTGCAAATGTGTGAGGGCTTTTTACATACTCTCGACCGGTTAGACGTGCTGGTCCAAAACGCTGGCACCAACGTCAATGCCCCCATCTGGAAAATCGAAACCGACACGATCAACATGCTTATGCGCGTCAATCTGATTGCCCCATTCAGCATCGCCAGGGCTGCGTGTCGGGTCATGCAACGCCAAGGGCATGGTGGGCATATTGTCAACATTGGCTCCATCTGGGCAGAGACCGGTAAGACGGGGCGGAGTGTGTACGCTGCCACCAAGGCGGGGCTGGCGGGCATGATCCGAGCCATGGCCGCTGATATGGCTCCCCATGGGGTGCTGGTGAACATGGTCAGCCCTGGATTCACTCAGACAGAGCTCACCGACCGCACCCTGACGACCCAGAAACAAAGAGAACTTGCCTTGCAGATCCCACTTGGTCGGTTTGCTCAACCAGTGGAGATTGCCAGGTTGGTTGTTTGGCTGTGCTCCGACGAGAACACGTACATCACAGGACAGAATATCACTATAGATGGAGGGTTTCACAATGTCCGACAATGAGTTCAAGCTGGCAATCTCAAGCCAGGTGCAAGACTACACCATACAAGAAACCGGCAATTGGCTCGATGCACTGGAAAGCCTGATCGCCCCTGGGGACCCGGTGATGATCGACCCCGCAATCTACCATGGATACTCAGAGCAGATTGACGATCTCATACAGGCTGAGAGAGCCTTTATCTGCCCACCATTCGAGGGCCTGGGTAGACAGATAAAAACCCTGACCCACGTTGTTTCCCTGCTAACAGAGTTCCTGGAAAAGGGCGTCTCCCGCCAAAACAGGCTCTTTGTCGTCGGTGGGGGCTCGCTTATGGACCTGGGCGGGTTTGCGGCCAGCGTGTATATGCGGGGCATCAAGTGGGTCTATTTCCCCACGACCTTGCTCGCCCAGGCCGATAGCTGTATAGGGGGCAAAACGAGCATCAACCTGGGCGGCTACAAAAACATCATTGGCACCATCTGGCCGCCTGAAGTGGTGTTGATCGACCGCTCATTTCTCCTGACGCTCCCCCACCTGGAGCAACTATCAGGGATAGGCGAGATGCTCCACTTTTTCATGGTGCAGGGTGGACAGTGGTACAAATGGGTCAAAGACACCTTGGGCAACATGCTCGACCCTGATCTGGAGTATGCACACGATGAGCTTGTCAAGGCTGCCAGGGCAACGCTCCAGATCAAGCGCGAATACATCATGCAAGACGAGCGAGACACAGGCGTGCGCCGACTGCTCAATTGGGGGCATACATTCGGCCATGCCATCGAGGCGGTTGACCCACAGATCCCCCACGGCATCGCGGTCGCCGGGGGCATTGAGATCGCCTGTGAGATCTCCTGGGAAAAGGGCTACCTGAGCCGTGATACCTGCCATGAAATGACACAGATTGCCAGGAATGTCTATCATGGGTTTTGCTCTAGAGTGGACTTCCCGACCGGCCAGTCTTTGATTCAAGCTCTCGGTCAGGACAAAAAACGGGGCAACAAGCCGGGCGTGGTCAACGCTATCCTCACTCACGGGCCGGGCGAGATGTTTGAAACCGAACTGAGCACAACTGAGATCGCTGAATTCCTGGGGGCTTGACGCAAAGCGGCCAAACAGGTATAATTATGGCAAGGAGGTTTCCGTGAGGGTCGGTATTGTGGGCCTGGGCAAAATGGGACAAATCCGCGCCCAATGCTGCCAGCAGGTAGGCATTGAGATTGGCGCCGTCTGCGACATTGACCCCAGGCAGTTGGGGAGATTTCATATGATTGCTCCTTCACAGTTTCACACAGACTACCGTGATCTGTGCGCCCGCCGAGACATTGACGCCGTGTTTGCCTGTGCGTTCAACAACGTGCAAGCCTCGGTTGTGGCCTGGGCCTTGGACCAGGGCAAGCATGTATTTTGCGAAAAGCCCCCAGGTCGCAACTTGTCAGACTTGAGACTGATGGATGATACCCTGGGGTCTCATCCAGGCCTGGTGCTCATGTTCGGCTTTAACCACCGCTGGCATGAGCATGTCCTTTTGGCGAAACGGGCGATCCAGGAGCACCGGTATGGAACACCTCTATGGATCAGGGCGCAATACACCTCGAGCGGGCACACCGGCCTATGGCGACAGATCCCGCTCCTGTCAGGGGGCGGTGTTTTGCTCGACCTGGGCATACATGTGCTGGACCTCCTCTACTGGTTCACCGGTGAGGAGTTCGAGACCTTGCAGGGCTTGACCTCCCTGGTAGATACCCACCATTTCCCTTGCCCCGTAGACGACAACGTATTCGCATTACTGAGATCAAAAACCGGCATATCGGCCTCTGTCCACTTTTCTGCCTCAAGCCAACCGTCCTATGGTATCGAGATTGGCCTGTCAAACGGCAACGTTCAGTTGAACGGGTTTTGCTCCCCCTCCGGGCGGTACAGCCCTGCCACTTACGTTGCCATTCCGAGAGACGCCAGCGCCGACATTGAAACAAAAACTTTTGAGACAAACAATTCGTTCCACAGGGAAGTGAACCTGTTTCGTCAAGCGGTTGAATCTGGAAAACCCGTTGCTATGGCGTCCATTGTAGATGCCAAACGAGCCATGCAACTGGCTTTCAGTTTGCAAAAGGGGGCAGCATGAAAAACGCGGCGATCATCACTGCAAAAGGCCAGAGCCAGAGCATCCCCCGGAAGAACATCATGCCCATCGCCGGCCTTCCCTGCGTGATCTATGCTCTAGCCGCTGCCGCAACGGCTGATCGAGTGGAAGGTGTGTTTTGCCTCACCGATTCCAATATCATCGCGGCCCTGGCCGGTGAATATGGCGCACAAACCATCTGGGAGCCAGAAGTGCTCACCGCCCCGGATGCAAACCACGGAGACGCCATTGCCTTTGCCGTGAGAAAGGTTTGGGAACAGCACAACGCCCTGGAAAACGTGGTCATCATGATCGGCAACGGGGTGATGATTGACGCCCCGCTCGTGGATCGCGCCCTGGAGATGCTGGAGGATGATCCCACATTGGACAGCGTGATGAGTGTGTGGCAGGCACAGGACGATCACCCCTTGCGGTCGCTCGCCATAGGTGAGAACGGGCTTTTGACTGTTTACCCTGGGCGGGAGCACCTTGCGGGAGCATCGCCGGAACAATCTACAAACCGTCAGAGTTATCCCCTGGCCTACTATTTCGACCAAGGGTTGTGGGCCTTTCGTGCCAGGTGCGCGGGGCATAAGGACGACACGGTGAGCCCCTGGTGGTGGATGGGCGAAAAGTGCAAGCCTATCGTTCGCACCTGGCTTGCCGGCCGGGATATTCACAACCTGCTCGATGCAAGCGCAGCCGAATGGTGGCTCAAGGAAGGGCACAAGCATGGCTGATAAAGTCTGCATGTGGAAAGGCGAAACGGACGGGCGATTCACCAAAAGCCACTATTGGGACCCTGTGGCAATGGAGACCGCCCGGAACGTGCGCGTCTGCTACAAGGATGCTGTCACTCTTTTTCGCATGAACGACCTGGGTTTCCGCTCGCTCCAGGATCGAGACTATAGCCGCCCCCTGGCTGTGGTGTGGGGCGACTCGGTGGTATTTGGACAGGGTCGGCGCACCTGGGTAGACATGCTCGAGAAGTTTTGTCCGTCCATCCAGTTTTTCAACGGGGGCGTGGAGGGCATACGGTTTCACGAGCTTGTGGATCTGATGGAGCGGAGAAACGCCGAGATCGCCATAGACCACAACGTCACCCTGCCCGGCTGGCACGGTTGGCAAGGTTGGGATCGAGACCTCGGCTTGTGGAAACGGGTTGCCGACCTGCCCGGCCCCATGTTTGTGACCATGCCTAGCCTGCTCAATGAGCTTACGATCAAGGAGGACTGGACCTCTTATATTCTCCCCTCAGCCGGTGGCTCCCGGGAACGGCCCGGCAACGCCCACCTGGAGGGCTGTTTGCGCCGGTTCTGGGGCAACGATGATTTTCACGCTACAGCCGCCAAACACCTGGACAAGATATTGAAGCGCAACGAAGTTTGCCGCCGGGCAGCAGAGGCGTTAGATGTGCCCCTGTGCAACATGTGGGCGGGAATGGCGGTCAACACACTCGCCCAGGGTGTGCCCTATTTCCAGGACATGGGGCACCCGGAGCCTGATGCCTATCCGTGGATGGCTGAAATTTTGTGGAGGTCGTTGAAACATGAACTGGACTGTTAGGAGGCTCTTGACATGGTTATTCACCCGTTCTCTTTCATGGACCCTGGAGAACATGCACGTGCCCGCCAATCCGGGCGAAAGCGTCATCGTCTACCCGCTTGCCTAGCAACCTTGCTCCTGGCTGTGCTCTACCTGGGGCTCGGTCTGTTGTTTCCCGTGCAAGATAGGAGGGGCTGGCACAGATGAGAACCATTGGCGTGTCGTGCTTTTACCACGACTCGGCGGTCGTGGCGATAGAGAATGGCGAGATACGGTTTGCCATACAGGAGGAGCGATTGAGCCGTGTCAAGCACGACGCCAGGTTCCCCCAACTGGCCTTGCAAGCTGCGCTCCTGCATTGTGGCTGGAAATGGGACGACGTGGACCAGGTTTTCTTCCACGAAGATCCCGACTTTAAGTTTGAGCGTGTTGTCGCCCAGGCCCGCGATGGCTGGCCGGGCACCTGGAATTATTGGCGCAATGTGATACCCTATCACTATCACCACAAGCGGGGCATTGAGACACACATGCGGTTGCTCGGTTACAATGGACCGATTTACAACGCGCAGCACCACAGGAGCCACGCTGCTGCCACGTTTTTCACGTCTCCCTTTGAGCGGGCGTTGGTGCTCGTGATCGATGGCGTTGGGGAGTGGGACACGTTGACGGTATGGAATGGTGAAGGGAACAACTTGCACCGGATCCAGTCCATCAGTTTTCCCCACTCGCTAGGGTTGCTCTACTCGGTCATGACGAACTACCTGGGCTTCCGGTCCAACAACGGGGAGTTCAAGGTCATGGGCCTGGCGGCCATGGGCGATGCGTTTCCGCTTGCTGACCGCTTGCTGGAAAATATCCTCTTGCTCAACGCCGATGGGTCGTTTGGGCTTGACCAGAAGTATTTCGACTGGTGTAATCCCCATTGTCACCACACGCCCGCCCTGGAAAAGCTGTTGGGCGTGCCCCCACGAAAACCGGGCGGTCCCATCGAGCAGGAACACATGGACCTGGCGGCAGCGGTCCAATATGCGCTGGAAACGACGGTGCTCAGGATGGTGCAACTGTTCCTGGGCCAGGGCAACCACCGAAACCTGTGCATGGCCGGTGGCGTGACGCTCAATTGCGTGTTGAACGCCATGATACTGCGCTGCAATCCCGACCTGACCCTGTGGATACAGCCGGCCGCAGGGGACGCCGGTTGTGCCATGGGAGCGGCGATCATAGGCGATCTGGCCGATTGTGCACCAACAAACGTGCGTCGGTATCCCTTCACGCCCTACCTGGGGATCGACTATCCTGACCGGATAATTGAACAAACCCTGGCAGATTGTTCTTGGTTCCCGCAACAGGAATCAAATGCCCAAGAAATTGCACGACAACTCGCCCAGGGTAAGATCGTGGCTCTCTACCAGGGCAGAGACGAATGGGGCAACCGGGCGTTGGGCAACCGCACCATCCTGGCCGACCCCCGAGACGCCCGCATGAAAGACCGCATGAACGCCAAGGTCAAGTTTCGAGAGGCTTTCCGCCCGTTTGCACCGGTTGTGATGGACACACATGCCAAATACTGGTTCGAGACATTCAACAGCCCATCCGCTGCCCACATGATGCTCACCCATCAAGCATACAACCCCGACCATGTGCCGGCCGTCGTACACGTCAACGGGATGAGCCGTATTCAAACGGTCAGCGAAACCGAGAATCCCTTTTTGTTTGAAATCCTCACTGAGTTTCACCGCCTGACCCACGTGCCCCTACTTATGAACACGTCGTTTAACCTGAGAGGGGAGCCCATCGTCAGCAGCCCTTACGACGCCATGCAGACATTTGAGCAGTCGGGCATTGATACCCTGGCCTTTGGGCGCTGGTTCATGCTCGAGAAGGAGGGAGAGCCGTGTTGACCATCTGTGCAGGTTTATTTTTGTCTATCACCAAACTGAGCAGCGACGATCTTCCAATTGGTGCCCTGGTCGCCATCACCATGCTGTGCGATTTTCTTCTTGCCTTTCTTACCCTTATTATGCTGTCAGATTCGAGCATGCTGCAAAGCCTTGTCGCCATCCTGGGGAGCTGCCGATGAAAGTCTGGGCGCAAGTCAACCTGGGCCACTGTGGGGGTTTTTGGTTCATGTCCATCTGCCGGGCACACCCTGACGTGTGGGCCTGGGCAGAAGCTCCGACAAACGACAAGTATTCGCCCGAACTAAAACCGGGTGAATCGCTTGTGGACTACATCGAGCGCGAGCGCAAGCAAGGCGCGTTCAAGAGCCTGGGGTTTATCAAATCGGGGGGCGTGGTCAAATACTGTGCCGAGCATGGGCGCGTGGCCCGGTTCGTCCGTAATCCCATCGAGGTGGTGGGGAAAAAGACCGTGCAGTATTGGAACAGCCTGGTTCAGCCTGGCCCCAACACGCCCGACCTGACACAACACGTCGCAACGGTTGAAAAACACCTGGGCCGACCCATGAAAACCGAAGAGGACCACTTTGAAGGTTACACGGTTGAACTTGCCCGGTTGCACCGCTGGCTGATGGACGTTCGTCCCCAGGATTGGCCCCTGGTCAAGATTGAGACGCTTGACCAGTCCATCGGCACTGACGGGCGATATTTCCAGAGGCTCATGGAACACCTTACACAAGTATCCTGGAACCTGGAGCACGTTCGGATCGTGCGCGAGACCATGCTCCCAAACCCCGTCAGCGTTGAAAAAGAGACCTTGAACCTGCCCCCACATGGCTTGTGGGATGAACACGGCTGGCTGTACGATCCCCTCCCTGCAAAGAGGTGGGATGGTTGGAGCGAATGGCACAGGCGCATCTTTTTGACCCACTTCAAGGACATCATGCTGCGCCTGGGATATGGATGGTACGATGGATAAAATAAAAGCATTTTGGAACAAACGGGTGCTGCCCGTAAAAGTCACCATTGCAAGCTCGGCGACAGTCCTCTTTTTTGTCCTGGTTGCCCTGGGTATGAACGCCCTGGAAAACTGGAAAGAGGGAGCGGCCGGCGTTGCCCTTTTTGTCAGCATCGGGCTGGCATGGATCGTTTGGGCGTGGTGGTCTGTGCTTTGGGTAACAGAGAGCAACGACAACCCACAAACCGGGTCGCCAGTGCGTTAGGAGATCGCTATGAAAGTTGCCATGATGTACCCTGCTCACGTCTCGGTCATCGAGAAAACCGCCGCCCTGTTTGGGGAGCTTGACGTGATCGTGATTCCCGCTCCCCATGGGGATGGAGGGGCACATAGCAAGCTGGAGAGCAACAAAGCCCGGCTGCTGAAAGAGGGGCCAGAGCTTGGCTTCGAGACCACCTGGATACCCCTGGATGGGGCAAATTGGCAGCAATACGATGTGGTCATCGACACCTGGGAAGCGCGGGGATGGGAACCCCCCTGGAGGGAAATGTCCTGGGAGCTTGATGTGCCCCGCATTATCAAGGTTTCATGGTACACGCCCCACACAATCCCCCTGGAGCCCCAGGACAGGGAGATGTTCGCCCGGTCAGTCGTGGCAACCGATTCCATTGTCGCTGCCGACCAGTGGACCGCCGCCGGCGTGCGCGATGCCTATTTTGTGCCCTGGTATCCTGGGGATTGGTATTTCGAGCAGGAATGGACGGGGCAGGACAACCGGGCTCTTTTCGTGCTGGCCGGTGCGTACAAATGGCGGGGCGGGCCGGAGAGCCAGCCACGGTTGCGCGACTGGCTGGCACTGACCGAGAGCGTGCCGGGATTCCACCTCGACGCGGCGGACCGCTACCGCTCGTCCCTGGAGCTCGCCGGGGAAATGGCGGCATTTCGTTGCTACGTCAACCTGGACTGTGACGCATCGAGCCGGCACCTGTCGCTATCGTTCACCGAGGCCCTGGCGGTCGGCCTTCCTTGCCTGGTGGTTGGCATGAAGCAACACGACTACAGGGCGCACATTCGAGACGGCGTGACGGGCTATGTTTGCCGCAACCTGCAAGAGTTGACGGCGAGAGCGCAAGGGCTGATCGACGATTACGATCGGGCCGTCAGGATGAGCTACAGGACAAAAGCCCTGGCCCGGGAACGGTTTGGCCGGGAGCCTGTCATGGCAGAGTGGGAACGGGCCATTGAACGCGCCCAGAGCTTGCACAGGAGAAACCAGTGATCAGCCTGGAGCAAATCACAGACGAACACACCTTGGGGCACTATCTCAAGGCTGTTGTCCCTGGGCTGCAAGAATTGTGCATGACCGATCCCTTCGATACCTGGGAAACAGCCCTTTGCCTGTGGCATTGGCTCGGCCGGCGCATGACCTACCCCGGCACTCACACGAACATGCCGCCCGACCTGCCGGCCGCCACCATGTTTCAACGGGTCATTGGGGAGCAGGCGGGTACGTGGTGTGGAGGGGCAGCCCGGATATTCGCCGCCTGCTTGCGGGGCATTGGCCTGCCGGCCTGTGAATACGTCTACGGCCACCACCAGACCAGCCTCACCCATGCCACAACGGTCATATTCGTTCCCATACCCGAAGCCCCAAACCGGTTTCGTTTGCTGGACGTTTACTTGGGCTATTACTACATTGACATCGAGACAGGCGACCCATTGAACTTTGACGAGCTCCTGTGGCGCATCATTGAAAAACGCTACAGCAGCATCGCCATGCACGTCGAGCCCTTTGAACGACCCTTTGTCATCAAAAAAGGTGAGGATCCCAGGCAGCGGGCCTTTCTCTTTCCGGGCGGGCAGGTGCCTCCCCGCAAAGAGGAACGGGGCGACCTGGTGATCTACAGGGGGGCGGTGTACACACCCGACAAGCTCTTGCGCGGGCTGTGTGCTGACGGGCAGTCAGTCACAACGCCCTTTGGACAGCTTGTGGAGCAAGCCAGGGGAGAGCAACCGGAGGATGAATTTATGCTTGACTTGCTCCTGGTGCACCCGTGGTTCGACCCGTTCAACCCCGCAAATGACCCCGGGGGCATTGACAGGGAGTTTAGAAACCGGGTTATCAAAGTGCTGGCAGGAGGGCTAGACAGATGAGACGACACCCGACCATCGTTGACGTGCGAGACTATTGGGATGCAAGGCCCTGCAACGTGCGGCACGGGGGCGACATTGACGTTGACACCGACCCCTTGGCGTACAGCCGGGCAGTGACCGCCCGGAAATATCGGGTCGAGCCCCACATTGTTGACTTTAGCGAGTTCGATAGGTGGCAGGGCAAGAGGGTGCTCGACGCCGGTTGTGGCATTGGCACTATGGCACTCTCGTTTGCTGAGGCGGGCGCCCAGGTAGTCGCCGTGGATCTGTCCCCGAAATCCATCGAGATCGCAAGAAAGCGGGCGGTTGTCACACACACGATGGGCAGTATCCGCTTTATGACGCTCCCTCTGGAGGAGCTCACCCGTTATTTCCCCCCAGAAGAACCGTTTGATCTGGTATACTCGTTCGGGGTGCTCCACCACACGCCCTATCCCCAGGCGGCACTTTATAACCTGCGTGAGTACATGGGGCCTGACAGTACCATGAAACTGATGCTGTACCACAAGGTCTCATGGAAGGTGCTTTGGATCTTGCTCAGGGGATGGAACCTGTTGCGGCTGGTCCTGCCCTTGGCAACGCTCGACCGGATCGTGGCCCGACATTCGGAGGCCCAGACCGGCTGTCCCATCACGCGAACCTACACCCAGCGACAGGCCCGTCTCTACCTGGAGGACCACGGGCTCAGGGTCACAAGGATGCGCGTTGACCACATTTTCCCGTATCAAATCCCCGCCTACATCAGAGGGGAATACGTCAAAGAGTGGTACTGGCAGCGGATCCCACCCCCGGTCTTTCGCTGGCTGGAACGGCATTTTGGCTGGCATTTGCTCATCGACGCCGTGGCAGACCCAAGCCTCAAGCGCGTGGGGCTTATGAAGCCGATGCCTTTGAGGATAGGGTGATGATGACCTGGAAGCAAATTCGAGATGGTCTTAATCTGGTGCTGACCGACGACGAACCTATTTTCGCCATACACGTGGCCACCGGTAAGACGGGGCTGGAGGTCGTGCGTTACGACCCGACCGAAGGAACCATTATCCGCTCGCCATTCCCACAGGAGCTAACGAATGATCAGCATCGTGACAGCGACCCGCAATGACGCCTATGATGGGGACAGCCTGCATCGCAACCAGGCATTCATCTCCGGTATAACGTGGCAGGCACAAAAGCACGGGCTCGACATGGAGCTTGTGGTCGTGGAATGGAACCCGCCCCCTGACCGCCCGTTGCTCAAAGACGCCATTCGCTGGCCGAAGGGCAAGCAGGCCAAAATCCGGATCTTGTTGGTGCCCAAAGAGGTCCACGATCAGGTTGAGAACTCCCACATCATACCGTTCTTTCAGATGCAGGCCAAGAACTGCGGGATTAGGCGGGCAAGAGGCAAGTGGGTGCTGTGCACCAACGCCGACCTGCTCTACTCTCACGAATTGGTGGCATGGCTGGCAACCGCTGACGCCAAGGGGCACCTGGACGAGAGGCTGTACTATCGAGCCCCCCGCTTTGACACAAACCTGCGACGGGTCTCCGATCCACCCGAATTGCTCAATCCTTATATGGTGGACGTATGGCTGGAGGCTTTGCGAGAGCATGTAACGGAGGAGCACAACGCACCTCCCGGAAAGGACGATGTTTTCACCGATGCCTGTGGGGATTTTACCATGTTGCACCGGGACGCCTGGGCAGCCCTCAAGGGCTACCCGGAATTAGGACGCTGGAGCCCCCACATTGATAGCCTTTTGCTCTTCATGGCCCGTGCCGAGGGATATGGGGAGCACTGCATCCCTCATCCCATGTACCACCTGTGCCACGACAAGGCACTCGTGGGGCTCGACGCTGTTAAGGCCGAATACCCCTATCCGGTCATCAACCTGTTGACCGAATTTGAGCCCTGGAAAAAGCTGATGCTCCGGACCGGGAAAAGCCGGACGCCGAACGACGAAAATTGGGGCTTTGCCAATGCCGACATCGTTGAAATTGAAATCTAACGTCACACTCTTTACCACGTGCAAGCCCTGGCGAGGCGATGACGCGGCGGCACAGTGGAACGCCATAAAAAGTTGGACCCTCCTTCACCCGCGCCCGACCATCGTTGTGTTTGGCGACGATTATGGCTCACGACGCATGACCGGCGAGCTTGAGGTCTTGCATCGCCCAGGCGTGGCCCGGCACCGAAACGGTCCTCCCTACCTTCACGCCCTTTTCAGAGACGCCCAGGCCATGGCAACTACTTCCCTGGCATGCTATATCAACGCCGACATCATCCTGGTCAGAGGCTTTATGGAGATGGTAGAAGCGGTGCACGCCAGGTTCACGATCGCGCCCTTCATGGTTGTCGGGCAGCGATGGGATGTGCCCACCTTGACTGGGCAGACACTCAATTTCGGGGCACGTTGGCAAGAGAGGCTAGAGCAGTATGCCAGGTCCACAGGGGCATTGCACGGCCCGGCGGGGCTCGACTGGTTTTTGTTCAGGAGGGGAACGGTGCCCGACCTGGCCCCCTACATCGTCGGCAAGGCCGCATGGGACAATTACCTGCTGTTGACCGCCGGCCGCAAGGCGTTTGAGACCGTGGACGCCACAGACGCGGTGCTGGCCGTTCACCAAGCAGACAGCCCACAGACCCCGGACGCGCTGTGGTACTACAACAACAACCTTTGGCAAACCGAGCGCCCCAGGCATGGGGAGGGGACAACCGATTCGTGCCTGTGGACCATGAGCGCAAACCTAAACATCACAGAAAAGCAAGGAGGGACTAGGGATGCTCACACGAAAGGAAGGCGTTGATTGGGAAGCCACTATAAGGCACGGGGAGCAGGTCATCGCTCTCCACCAGTGGCTCGGAAAAGTTTATCGCACCCACTCTGACCGGGAGGTGGCCGAGATGCTCCAAAAAGCGGGCGTCAAAGCCACCAAGATAGCGGTAACACGGGCAAGGCGCAGATACGGGTATGCCAAGCCGCCAGGCAAGGCACACCTGAACGGCAAACAGGACGATGCCCCCAAGCCAAGCGGGGCACCGGTCGTCCCCCTGGAGATCCCCCCCGATGAGGCCGTGGACACCCACGCGCTTTTGAAAGAGGAGATCAGGGGGATCATCAAGAACGAGAATGTGACGCTCGAGCAACTCTCGCGCCAGTTTGACCGCTCGGAGCCGACTATTAGGGCGATAGTGGATGAACTGGCAGCAGAGGGGTTCCCCATCGTCGCCACGGAAACCACGGTCCGGCTCGACACCGAGACGGCCCCAACTGTAGACGTGGCGCAGCAGATCCCCACTCCCCTGGCTGAAATGACGGGGCATTACTGCCCCTTTGGGGTTGCCACCGACCTGCACGCCGGCAGCACCGCCCAACAGATCACCAATACCCGGGCGTTTATCCAGTGCTGTTACGATGCCGGTATCCGGCACATCTTTGTGCCCGGCGACCTGGTGGCGGGGCACAACGTCTACAGGGGGCAGTTAAACGACCTGTGGGCGGTGGGGGCAGACCAGCAATTGATCGTGCTCGACATGACTCTCCCTCACCTGGAAGGCTTGACCTACTATGTCATCGGGGGAAACCACGACTTTTCGTATCTCAAGTTGGGCGGGGCTGACATCGTGAAGGTCTTTGCCTTGTCCAGAGACGACGTGGTCTACCTGGGGTATGACGTGGCCGATGTGCCCCTGACAGACCGGGCAAGCGTCCGCCTGTGGCACATGACCGGGGGCAGGGCCTACGCCATTTCCTACAAGCTGCAAAAGGGGATCGAGCAATACAGTTTCGGCGAGCTCATGAATCTGATCTACGGGCTCAAGGAAAACCCAAGCCTGCGGTTCGTGCTGGCCGGGCACCTGCATACCGCGTTTTGGAGCGTTTTCGGCCCCATCACCGGGATGCAATGCGGCTGCTTCGAAGGGACAAACTCCCTGACCAAGCGCAAAGGCTGGCACGTTGTCATCGGCGGGTTTATCATCGAGGCGTGGCTGACCGATGCCGGCCTGGTCCAGCGGGAGCGCATCGAGTGGGTGCCGGGGATCGAGATTCCCAACGACTACCTGGGCTACCCGGAGATGCTGGCCGCCCTGGGTAGGGAGCCGGCCGTGGACAAGGTACAGACGATTTTCACCTGGAGTGCTCCCCAAGGGGAACTTGACACTTGACGCCCTCCATTATCCTGGTAGAATTATAGCCAGGGAGGTGATTCCAGTGAGGGCGTTTCAAGTCAATTTCGAGCGGGGCTTTGCCTTGCACTACCCCGATGCCCTGGGGTCAGACAAGGGCGTCGTGTTCGTGTTCCACAAGCTGACGGGGCGAAACACGTGGACGCTTTATCTTGACACGGATGGCGACGTGCCCCTGCTGGACGTGACGCCCCCGCCTGAGCTCCACGTACCGACCGGGGCGGTGGGCCGGGCATGGCATGGGCATGGGCTACAGGCCGAGCTCGGGTTCGCCCTCGAGCAAGACCCGGAGCCTTTCGACGGGCACCTGAAGCACGTCGAGAGGCAAGGGTGGGTGGTGCAAAGCCAGTTTCAAATGATGCTCTGTTGCCTGGAGAACGATGGGATTCCTGGGCAGTGGGCGTGGATCGGGGAGTGCGGGGATTGTCCTTTTTGCTCGCTAGAGGGCGGTTGTCCCATGCACTTGTCCTGTATGACAAGTACAGGGCTCAATTTGACAGAGTAGACAACCTGTGGTAGAATAGATTTGTCCCTCCTCTGACGAGAGCCGGCCAAGGGGGTGAGTTGATACTCCCGATGCGCCGGCTCTGTTTTTTTCTACAGCCAGTCGATCACGTACCACACAAAGCTGTCCACGTGGTAGGCCCCCACAAGGCGACCGTTCCACGAGCCAAAGGCGTACCCCTGGTCATCAATGTGGATGTTGGTCACGACCTGATTGGCGAGGGACCCATAGTCCTCCGGTCCCATTTGCCACCTGATCCTCACGGCTCTCCTGGTCATTGTCTGTCATCCTCTGGTGCTGGCCCAGGCAAGTGCGCCCCGCCCACCGGCCCGGATCTCCCGCTCGCATCGCTCGTCGTGCTCGCGCCTGATGACATAGAGAGGAACGAGCGCCAGGTCGCCGGCGTAACCGGGATACTGGCTTCTCAGCCGGGCGATCTCTGCCCCGGTCCTGGTCGGTGCGATCACCCAATTCCCGACCACGATCGCGCTGGTGCCGACATATCCCGACCGGCCCCTTTTGGCCTCCCACCAGTCGCGCCTATGGAAGGCGAGCGGGGCGGCCATGATCGGGTCGTCGCCATGCGCCTTGCGCCAGGCTTGAACCACGGCGTTGGCCCCGACAGAGAAGGCGATGGCCGGGCCTCCATGAATCCAGAAACCAAAAGGCTGGAACCGGCGCTCGCGCATGAACTCAATGGCGGCGTCGAAATTGGCCTCGTCCACTTGCTCAAACTTTCCAGAGCTAAAGAGCTTGAACGCCTGGAAGGGCTGGCGATCCCGCCAATGCCCGGAGCCTCTGGATACTGCCAAGATCAATGCGGAAAGGATGTTGTTGCTTTGTGTCTCTTCTCTGGTCATGTCTGGTCTCCTCAAACGGTGATTCTGTCCACAACTACAGTATAACATAACTGCCCCGTTTTGTCAAGACAAACAGGGCAGAATGGGACAATTTCTAACCATTTCTAACTTTTAGTTGGTGTCTAACACCCCTCTCCTCCCCCTTTCCATGCCCTGACCTGTGCCTCGATCCACCGGTAAGTCTGGGCCATGCCATCCTCGAGGGGAGTGCCCCCATTCCATTTTAGGATCTTTCGGGCCAGGGCCAGGTCAGCGTTACGTCCCCGGACCCCCTGTGGTCCTTCCACATGCCTGAGCTCCACCTCGATACCGGCAGCAAGCGCGGCGATATGGTACATGTCGTCTACGCTCACCTCCCGGTCAGAGCCTACGTTGATCGGTTGGTCGTGGTCGGAATCCATGAGCCCGAGCACCATGTCCAGGCAGTCGTCGATGTAGCAAAAGCTCCTGGTGGCCTGCCCGTCGCCCCAGACCTCTACAGTGTGATTCCCGCTCAGTTTCGCCAGGGCCACCTTGCGACAGGCAGCGGCAGGCAGTTTTTCCCGCCCATCGTTCCAGCTACCCTGTGGGCCATAGATGTTGTGGAACCGGGCGATCCGAACGTCTACGCCATGCTCGCCGGCCAACCGGCGAAAGACCTCCTCGCCAAACAGCTTCTCCACGCCATAGGCGGTATCCGGTCGCCCTTTCCAGGCATCACACTCCCTAAGGCCGACGATCCCCGTCTCCATTTGCAGGCACTCAGGGTACACACAAGCGGAACTGGAGTAGAACATCCGGGCCAGGCCGGTCCCGGCAGCAGCCGCAGCGGAGTTGACGTTGATCAGGGCATTGTGCCGAAGAACGGTACAATGGTTCGTGCTGATGAACCCCATGCCCCCCATGTCCGCCGCCAGGCAGTAGGCATCCTGCATACCACTGAACGCCCGCATGGCGACGCCCGGGTCGCGCAGGTCGGCAACCCAAAAATCGTCGGCCAGCGAGACCGACCACTGCGGCTTTTTCAGGTCTACCCCGCGCACCCAAAACCCTGCACGCTTGAGCCTTCGGACCAGGTGGGACCCAATAAATCCACCTGCACCGGTGACGAGAACTTTGGTTTTCACGGGCCGCCTCCAATCTTGACCAGGTGGGTGCCTGGGGGCTGGTACTCAAACTGGTTCCATGGGTCAACGATGACCTGCCCGGGTTCGAACGGCAGCCGTGTGTACCGCTCGTCCCTGTGCATGACCAGCACCACGTCCGCCCCCTGTATGGCCTCCTCCGGGGATGGGCCATCCAACCACGGGTCGGTCGTGACCACGTTGATCCCCCTGACGTCCAAGAACTCCTGGACGATGAGTGATGGAGAATCGTTCATCACCGGGGAGCCGGTCTTGTAGCTCATGCCCAGGATGGCGACGGTTCCATCTCGCCCTGAGTGCTCCTCTACCACATTCGCCAGCCGCATTGCGCCCTCAAAGTTCAAATCGTCCACACACAGGGGAAAGCAGTTGGAGAGGTCGTGCTCTCCCAGGTAGGCTGCCAGGGCCACGTTGTCGCGGGGAAAGCAGGGACCGCCAAAGGGCGGCCCATGGGAGAAAAACTTCGGGCTCACACGACTGTCGAGCCCGATCAGCCTGGTGATGTCTGCTGCCTTTGCTCCTGTCTCATGGGCGATCCAGCCGATGTAGTTGGCAAAGGTGATCTTTGTGGTCAGGAAGGAGTTGAGCAAGAGCTTGGCAAACTCGGCCGTTAGTGGGTCTGTCAACACTATGGGGGGGCAGTCCTTACATATGCCACGGTATAGCTCCGAGAGCTCGGCGCCGGCAAGCGGGCTGGCCGCACCGACCAGGATCATGTCGGGTTGCAGAAACCCGTTTAGCACGTTGCCCAGGGCGATGAACAGAGGGGAGTAGCAGTAGCCAAAGTGCTCGCCCTGCTTGAGACCGGTTTGCTCCAAAGCCTGTATGATGAGTGGGGCAGAGCCGGGCATGACCGTGGACGTGAGCACGACCAAGTGCCAAGCGTCTTTGCGGGCCATGCCCTGGGCCACCCCGCAGCAGGCCGCCAGAACGTAATCGTTGACGAACGTGCCATCGTCCCCGCTCGGTGTGGGCACGATGATGAACGTTACATCGGTGTTCGCCACGGCGTCAGCCGTGCTGTCCGTGACGGCCAATCGTCCGTTGGCCGCTGCCAGGGCCTCGGCCAGGCCGGGCTCCTCCTTTGGGGACCGTGGCAGCCAGCCTCCCTTGAACGCTGCTACCGTCTGGGGGTTTTTGTCGGTGCCAATGACGGTATACCCCCGCGCCGCCATTGCCACGGCCATGGGCGTGCCCAACTTGCCCAGGCCAATAACAGAGATTCTTGGATCTTCCACAGTTGCACCTCCTTTAGTGTCGTTTGTTGTCAGGGCCGCAGGGCGGTTCCGTTCTAAGGCCAGTGAGAGGCGCTCCACAGGGCAACGCCCTGTTTGACCCTAAGCTCCAGCACCCGCCCATAGCTGTCTGTCATGGTCCAACCATCGTCGTGCTCTTCAACGCCTGCCTTGTATCCCTGCTCTTTTGAGATCGGCTGCCCAGTTTGCCCCAGCGAGACGATCGACCGCCCATCCCGTGCCAGGTGGAAAAGGTAGCCAAAGCCGCGCACCACAGCCGATCGGCCCTCTCCCACCTGGATCGGGTCATACGCCTGTCCCGCCCATCTGTCCGGGCAGCCAATCCACGTGCCATACTCGTGGACCATGAACATCAGGCCCCCGTGCACGTCGAGCCATATTAGGTTTGCCGTCTCGAAAACTTGCTCGGATGCGGCGACCCTCATTGGTTCCATGGCCCAGGTAGAGAGCCCCCTGACGGGCGCGGCACAGAATGGGCGATGGCGATCTCTTCCGCCCAGGGCGGCCCCTCCTCTTCCATCCGGTCGAGGATCTCCTGGAGCTCGCCCGTCATGTCGTCGAACCGCGCCTGCACGAACTCCGCCCACTGCTCGCGGGTGATGAACCGCCGCAGGTCGATGGCGATGGGCAAGAACTTTAGTTGGAGATGCATCAGAAGATCCCCACCCGTGTCGTATAGGCTGTCCGCGATTTTCTTTTTGTCCAGCCCATGCAGCCGGTCCATGCCGCCGTCGATGGCCCGCTCGCTCGCCTGCCACGCCAGGGCAATGGCCTTGTTCAGCGCCTCCACGATGGCCGGGTGCGTCCCCTTCCTGATCAGGTAGAGGTTGAACTGATAGACGCCATAAGCCAGCAGGATCAGGAGCCCGCCGATACCCAGGGTGACGGCGATGGGTCCGAATGGACTGTTCAACAATTGGTCCAACCACGTTTGCAACATTTGTCATGCCTCCTTGTCCGTTTGTGGGATTTCCCCTTGGTCAATCGTCTCGTCTTTTCTTACCGCTGCCAAAAGCTCGTCCCAGGTGACGCCCTGTCGGTCGTGCAAGTACAGGCTGACCACGACCCCCATGGCGGCGGTATGCTCCCGCAGGGAGATCAAGGTTTCCTCGAACTGTGCCAACATAGTCATCATGGCCTGGTTCGACGCCTGCTGCTGTTGCATGGCACTGTCCATCACGGAAACCGAGTCTCGCACCGCTTCCACGGTGATGGTCGCCAATCGTTCGATGTGGGTATCCCGCTCCCTCATTTGCGCCATGTGGTGCTCTTGCTGGAGCAATAACCGCTCGACGTACCCGTCTGCCTTCATCCCGTTTTGAAACACGCGCTGCCATGCCTTGGCCTCCACAGACGCTTCTTGCTCCTTTTGCTTGGTCGCCAGGTCGAGACGTGACTGTACAAATGACCGGATCTGGTCTTTGAACAGCGAAACCAGGACCAGTGCCAGGGTCAGCAGGTTGAGCCCGTTTTTGGACAGAAACTCCAGGATTGAATCAGGCATCGGCCTCTTTCTTTTTTTCTTCCCCTGTGGACAAGAGCATCTCAAGGGCTCCCAAATCAATCGCCGAGATGGTGATCCCGCTGTCCACCAGGTCGTCCAGGGGCAGGGGATCAAATTTGACGGTGGTTTCGGTTGCATAGAGTGCACTGCGCTCGGCGTTGAAAAACGGGATGTTTGGCGTTTCGACGATCAACTGGTTGTGCTTGCGCGTGGCGAACCGGCTGACCAGTTCCGTGTGCGCCTCCTGGAAAGCCTGGATGCCCGGCCCGAAGGCTTTCATGAGCATGGACACCTTGAAGGCCAACCGGATGGGCAGTTCCTTCGCTGCCAACCGGTTCAGTGCCCCTGAGATGGTTTCAAGGTCTTTGAGCGTTATAGTCGCTCTCATTGCCTTTTTCTCCTTTACGACATATCGAAGCTGTCCCACATGCCGATATACAGGGTGTTGTTGATACCCGCACCACGATCCATCTCCAACATGAGGTGCAGGTTGCCCCACGTCGTTGATTCATTCACGTTGCTCATGATGGTGCCAACGTACTCAAATGGGGCGGTCTGGATATAGTTCCTGCACGTCTTACTCCCCGCGTTGTTCCGGATGACCATTATTATCCAGATAGGCTGATGCAACAAGAAAGTGAAAGTGCTATAACCTGAGGCTGTTTCGCTGTCCGTTGCCCCGGCCCGTGTCTCCCCTTGGATTTGCCACACGCTCGTGCCGCTGTCCCAATGTAGCCGGACACGGTTGTATGTGTTGATGTCCATGACGCCGCCCGTCGAACCATACACGCCAAACAGGTAATCGAGGTCGGCACCATATTGCCCATCCTGCCAAAAAATCGGGCCAAACAGCCACGCAGTCCAATCATTGGCCCCTGCATCGTTCTCCAGATCAAAGCTCGTATCATAGCTATACTGCCAACTCGTTTCAGACGATGTCCCACGCAAATACCAGAATCCATAATATGTGTTGGTGTTGGTTGCGGCTGCGGCATCATCCTCTGTCCAGCCGGCAGGGTAAGAGGCATCGTTATCGTTGAAATATTGCCCGGTTACATATTCACTCGTCAGACCTGGGAAAAACCAGACGGTCTTGAGTATTCGACCCTCGATGTTGAGCCCGTCTGCCTCAAAATATCCCACGTCCGTGCCGGCGATCTCGAAATCCAACTGACCGGCGGCGCTCGCCCGGATGCTATCGTCGCTGCTGTTGAAATCGATTCGTGTCGTCGCCGGGAGCAGGAGGCCATCGGCAGACGTGTTGAGCCTGGTTGCCCCGTCATAATGAAGCTGGACAGTAGTATCAGGAAGTGCCAAAATCATGAGCTTCGTGCTGCCGCCTGCATCATAACCGCGCAACTGCCAACCGCCGCTGTTGGTCAGCAGGTGCTCATGCAAATAGGAGCCGGTGACGTAGAAATCCACGATACCGCTGCCGCCCATCGTGAGGCGCAATCGGTCGTTATACGGGGAAGGGCACGCGATACCCGTATCCTCACCATCGTTGAGCCAGAGGTCTTGCCCCGTGGGTATGGAGATCCCGAGATCCGCTTCCAATTCCCCGGTCATGGCCCGTGTACCATCTACGAGCAGGTATTGTGCGTGGTCGTCATCTGCCAGGCCGCCCAGGTCACCGTGGTCGCCAGGTGTCCATAGACTGGTGCCTATATCGAAAATGTAGGCATCCCCATCACCGGGAGCAACCGCCGAGAGTTCCCGGTCGTACAGTCCCACCACAAGCGGATTGGGGTAGGTGCCCGTCAGATCGCCCCCGGCTGGCCCTGTGGGGCTCCCTCCACCGCTCGGCCAGGGAATCGGTCGCCACATGCTACCGGTATACATCAGACCATAACCCGCCGCCGGAACAGTGTCGAGCACCGGGTAGGTCTGTAGTCCTATTACAGTCGGATTGGGGTAGGTGCCCGTCAGGTCACCGCCGGCCGGCCCGGTTGTGCCCGGCCATGGGATGGGGCTCCAGGCGCTCCCCGTATACATCAGGCCGTAGCCTTCAGCGGGTGTTGTGCTGCGGATAGGTTGTCCATCTAATCCAACGACGAGCGGGTTAGGATAGGAGCCGGTCAAGTCACCACCGGCCGGCCCGGAAGGCGTAGCAGACATACCCGCCCACAACTGGCGGGCGTCTGAAATGTCCCGCTCCAAAATGCCGGGCTGCCCCCCATAGAGTTTGACGTAAGCGGATGGTGCCCAGGTGCCAGTCGGGAGGGCAGGGCGGGAAAGCTCTATGGCATCGGAATCCACGTCGATGCTACCGGTCACCACGCCGGCAACATTGCTTTCCATGTCCAGATAAGTGAGCATGAGCCGGGCGGTGCCTGTTGCTGGCACAGCCGGGGATAGGTCGAGACCGGGTAGCCCGCACCACGAGATGGGCGAACCAGCATAGATGTAGTCATAGGGAGCAATGTTGACCGAGTGCGAACCGCTCCCCACAGGGTAGGTCCGCATGGGCGCAATTTGACGCCTGAACACGTTGAAGGCATCTGTGCCCACAAACCCATCGTTCCATTCGTGGGTCTTACCGTGGAGAGCAACGCCAGCATAGCCATCGCCCCAACCAACCTGTATGTAGGTCTCCCAATCCACGCTCACGATCTGGGTGAGGCCGGGCTGCCAGGGCAGTTCTCCCACCAGTACCGGGGTCCCATCTCCACCTGAGACCTCTTTGTTGAACACCTCGATCACGTCGTCGGTCGAGCGCGACGGGCGAACGTAGCAGAACCCGGGCCGGTCGGGAACGGCGACCTTGCCCTGCCCGTTTCCGAGCAGGCCGCGCATGTAGCGTGGCATCGGCGCCACCTGGCTCAACAGGAGCCAGCGCAATGCTGTTCTCAGATCCTCATAGTCTGCCATGATTATACCCAGACGATAGCCGGGAACCCACTGCCCCCGTCAGCCGCTTTGGGCAGGTTCGCCCCGTCAGCCGCAGTCCAAACCCCCGTGTATGGGTCGGCCTGTTGCGCTGCTGCGGTGCCGGTGGCCGGTGTGCTCCCCCTGTTGGCGATCAACAGATCGGCGGTACTTCCCCAATGTCTGGAGACGCCGGCCGGGTCCACGTTGAAAGGCAGGTTGCTCAGTTTGGACCAGGCGGCGTGATCGGTCGTTTCCCAAAGCTCGGCGGGCGAGACGCTGTTGAGAAAGGCCAAGACGTTCAATGCTGCCGGCGTCTCCAGGGCTCCGACCCAGGCGGTCGTGCCTGTGCCCCAGGCAGAATTTCCGATTTGAGCAAACGACGCCGCGCTGTCTGTGGAGTATGCCAGGTGCGATACGCCTCCTGTGTGGTCAAACCGCCCGTAGATATAAAGATGATCGCCAAAGTCACTTGTCCCTGGTTTGTGTGGGCAGTGGGGGGCCACCCATTTCGTGCGGTTTGTAAGCTCCGTTGCTGTTGCCCCTCCAAAGCTGGCCGTGCCTCCCAGGGTCATCCCAGGAACATTCCAGCGTTGCACGCACAGATTGTCATCATACCACACAGTCACATAGAGTTGAGCCCCGGCCTCCGTGTCGAGGTCCATGCGGATGGGCCGAATGTCTGCCCCCACACCTCCCTCGATGGTCAGGTCTACGAATTGGATGGATGTCAGCACCGCATCATCGGGCACGCAAAGGTTTCCATAGGTGTTGTGGTGCACCATCACATAGGAACCGGTGACGGCCACGTTGAGCGTCAGCGTTTCGCAAATTGCGCTACCTTGCGTGCCCTGGGTTGTTCCCACTTGTGTCCATGTGCTCAAATCTGGACTGGTGTATAATCGGTAACGACCCCGCTCGGTCAACAGGGCTTTGGCCGGCCGTCGAAACTCAATGGTCGAACTGGTGAACGTCATCCGGTAGGGATAATAAATCGGGATGCGTTTTTCGTTATCTGCACCAACCGCGATCTGAGTGTTTTGGAACCATTGAACGGCATTGTCACAGGGCGACGCGGCATATACAAACGTCGGGTCGGGGTAAGCCCCAGCTATCCAGGCTGAGTTTGCCGCCCAACTCTGTTGCCCGTTGGTAGGGAAGTCAAATGTGTAGGTAGCCCCCGGAACGTAACCGGAGGGCAACGCGCTCAGGGCGGTATAGCTGGCCGTCCGAAAACTGTCATCGGTGTACAGAAGCCAACCCCGCCAGGCTGAACCGGTGCTCTCCCACTCCGCCAGGGCATAGAATATGTCCCGGTTGTGAATGTCGCCATGGATCTGCACAAATGTCAGGTCCGTGACTGTGGGGGCCGTGGCGTCTCCCCAACTGTTGGGCGGATCTCCCAGGTTGGGCGTCATGTCTACCCAATTCTTGCCTGCATCCTCACTTTTGGCAATGAACCCCCCACCGCAACCGATCACGATCGCCTGCTCCGGATTGTGCCCGCCCGTCTTGTCCCGCCACCAGGGGTCCCATATTAGATCACTGAAATCCAATTGGGTCGTCAGCAGGCCATTATTGCGGGCTGCCCACGATGTACCCCCATCGTCGGTCCAGTATGGCCCCATGGTCCCATCAGCCGCAGCCGCTGCCTCCGCAATAGGGTTTGCGGGGGGCGTCCATGGCGTCGTTGGGGGGGCGTCCCACTTGGGTCGTTCCGGTTCTGGAGGCTCTGCCGGCATGGTCACAGTTGCTCCGTCTGCCGTGCCCGTAGCGATGGGCTCAAACTCCACCTCGACCCGGATCAAGCCATGCTCATTGTCAAACGTGCGATTGACCCGTTTCACCAACAGGGACGGATCCCAATCCAGCCCCCGATAGTTGTCAGCCGGCTCCACATTAGCCGGGAACACGTCTTGGGGAGCGAGCCCGAACGATCCCTCGTTGAAAAACAGAGCCCGCATGGTGGGATAGCGCAGTGTCCGCTGCCCGAGCATCCGCCCGCAGCGGGTGTTGAGGTTGGCTTGTGTGTCGAGTATGAGCCCGCTCTTGCCTTCCTCCCGTCCATAGGCTTTGGGCGCGTCTCCAGGGGCTTCCGAAAAAAACGTCACCACCTTGCTCTCATCCCCCGGGTAGTACACACCGTTGGCTTTGAAAATGTCCGTAGGCCACATGTAATCCGCCCGCTCCTCAATGTCCACGGTGTCCACCCACACACTCTTGCTCAGGGTCTTGCGCGTGACTGCACTTGCCCGCTCAGAATCGAGCATAAGCTGATGGTCCAGGAAATGATAGAGCACCGACTGATGTGTGGAGCACACCCGCCCAAAGGCGTCCTCCATCAGCGAGCGCGTGGCAGCGAGCAGGTTTTCAGGTGGAAAGTCCTGGGAAGCGAGTTCTGGCGTGTAGCTGCACCGCTGGATACTCGCCATGAGTGAGAGCGTCGACCGGTAGTGCCACAGATAGGACAACGCGCGATCAACCGTGAGATTCTCGCAGGTCATCCATTCAAATGGTCCCTTGGTGTCTCTCAAGCTCACCGGCCACATGGTACACTGCGACATGAGCGCGTCTATGGTGCCTGCCCTGAAAGAGACATGCCCCGTCTCAGGATTTTGACGCACGGTGTTGCCCAGGAGATAGCCCACGAACAGCACGTTCTCCCGGTTGGGCCAGCTTGCGGTCGGCGTCGTCAGGTCGCCCCGGGCCACGAGCACGACCTGGGCACCCTCTGGAAAATCGGTGATGCTGCAATCGTCGCGCACGGTGAACGAGCACTCCCAACCGCCCGCCTCCAGGTCGCCGTGGTCGTTGTAGGCGTCAAAGTCCACGAACGCCACGTCGGTGGGACTGGCCGGATCGATCACGTACGCCCTGGTGTAATTGGTTTGGGCGTTGGCATTGCTGTCCGTCTCCTGGAGGCTGACCAGGTAATCCCCCGCCTCTGTCCAGGTGAATGACACAGGCGTGCCGGTCGTTCCCTGGCTGGCACTGGTGCCCTCCGCGCTCCCGTCGGCGGTCCACAGGTGCGTGCTGAGTGTGGCTCCAGGGGCGAGCGCGAAAGAGCGATCCCCTACAAAATGGAGCACACACTGACCGGCCTCTAGCCAACCCACCGCCGGCGGGCCTGCCACGGCCACCGGTCGCCAGTCAACGGTCTGGTCGGTCCAAACGGTATCCCAATCTTCATACATCACCGCATCCACGTCGCTGATCTGGACTGCGCGGGGATAGATGGGCCACAGGCGAAATTCCTCTTTGATGGTGATGTGGTCATTGTCTGCAATTTGTGGCCCCACGTCGTCGCTTTCGGCAACGCTCAGGGTGCCCGACGTTGTGCCCGTGGCAATGCTCGACGTTCGCAGTCGGAGAATCCCCCGCTCGCGCCCGCCGGCCGTCGTGCCGAACCAAACGGTCTGCCCGGCCACGGGTCCGGCACTGGTCGTCACGCCATCATAGGTGATGCTCATGTAAGGGTCTGTCGGGTCCCCGTTGACCCGCCCGGCAAAGATGGTCTCCGGTTTGTGAATGATGAGGTAAAACCTCAGTGGTGAAAGTTCAGGCATCAGACGTTCCCGGTAGCTCCCATGTTGATATGCGACAAGACCATGCGCGGCCCATCTGCCCAGGCATCGGCATCCACGTCGGTGAACTCAAACTCCCAGGACTTCAGATTCACCGACGTGAAGCCGGTCAGCGTGCCATCTCGGGGATGGGGCAATTGGGCCTCATGCAACCCGCCAGCGATCCATTTGTCATAGAACCAATCAGCCTCATCCTCCATTTCCAGCATGGGAAAATCAAGCTCGATTTGCCAAAACCCGGAGTAGATGGTTTCCGCCTCTCCGCTGCTTCCCACGTCCTCACGCCGCCAGCGTTTGGCAATAGGGTTGACCGGGAAAAACTCGCCGTCCAATTTGTAGGTTCCGCTCATCCCAGACTCCTTAAAACCCCCGACTCGCGGAGGGCCTGCATGAGCACGGCCGCGATGTGGTCCCTGTCGGCACTCCGGATACCTGGTGGAGCCGTCCCGCTCAGTTTCAGGTTGATGTCGAGCGTTTGTGCACCTCCCCGTCCCCCGCCCAACTGAGACAGAGGCGTGAAGGTTGCCAGCTCTGGCACCTCCCCAAACTGTGCGATGGTAGGTTGACGGGCGATGACCGCTCCACCCGCCTGAAAACTGCCAGCATATCCGCCCATCCCCGGTTGCTTGTATCCGGGTGGGCCAGCACTGGCAGGAGGGGAATACACTGTGGGCGTGGCCGCTTCTGGCTCAAACGTAACGCGCACGATCATGCGCTGCCGACGCCGGGCAGCAAAGCCCTCCATCAGAGCGTCAATGCTCCCTCCCACGCCAAACGTCTTGTTGAGTGTCTCCAGTATCTTGCGGGCACCCTCCTCGTTTATGCTGTCCTCATCGGCCAATTCCTTGGCGATAGTCTGCAACCGTTCCATCATGGCCCGGTTGAGCTCTGCCTGACGTTCGGCGTGGCTGGTTCGCTCTTTGGCAAGCGCCTCCCGCTGGGCGGCGTCCAGGTCGGCAAGCTGCTCTCTCAGGCTGGCTTGGATCTCCTGCTTGCGCCGCCGCTCGTTTTCCTCCAGGTCCCGGAGCCGGTTTTCATAGTCCTCCCGTTCCCGTCGCTGGCGGGTGCGGTGGTCCTCTTCCCGCTCCTGTTTTTCCGCCTTGAAGTTGCGGCGGAGTTCCACGATGGCCCTGGCGTCCCGGCTTCGCACCGCGTCCGCCATGTCCATCATGTATTGAAGCCGGAGCCGGCGCATATCGGTCTGGTGGTCCTCTTCTGACCGGCGCTCCTCCCTGTGATAGTCCTCTGCCTCTTCCTCCCGCGCCCGCCGTGTCTCTTCCTCTACCTTGAGAATGTCTTTCTCGGCGTCTGCCTGGGCCTCCGCTTTGCGCTTGGCGGTCTCGGCTACAATCTCGCCCATGCGCTTGAGGTGGGCTTTCTCCAGGTCGGCCAACCGCTTGTTGACGTCATCTTGCAGGTCCATCAGGCTCTCGGCAAATCCCATGATGGCATCCCGCTCGGCGTCTGTCACCTGCTCCAGGGCGCCCGCCTCTTCCTCAAAGGCTTTGGTGGCCTGTTTGGTAACTTCAACCGACTCTTCCTTGCGCCTGTTGTGTGCCTCAACCCGTGCATCGTGTTCCGCCAGAATCTCATCTAGCCGCGCCAACACATCCACATCGTCGATGGTGGCCCTGGCAAAGTCGGTAGTGAGCTCTAGCGCCAGGCTTAGAGCATCGTTAAGTGTATCAAATGCCCACACCAATGCCTCAACCGGTTTGACCCCTTCTCCCAGAAGCAAGATGATCTCTAGTAGGGTCCGGGCTTGCTCGGCGGCACTCCACAGGCTCTCGGTCATCTTGAGCAGGTTGTCGGTGTCAAGATTTTGGATCTGGTCGATGAACTCGGTCGCCAGGAAATCGGCCACGTTCGCCACGATCTCAAACAACGCTTCCCCGATGGCCTCCAATTCGGGGCGCTTTTCCTCCAGCACCGCCAGGAGTTGGGCAGCGTCCTCCCTGAGTTCTTCAAAAAGGGGTAGGCCGGCGACCCGCAACAGGTTTTGCACAAAGTCTTTGATGTTCGAGATGAGACCGGTCAACGTGCGAGAGAGCCGGTCCATGTTGCCCGCCCATCGGTCGCCGACGAGCTCGTTGAACCGCTCCCACATCTCGGCCCCGCTTGCCCCCTCCTGCTGCATCCGTTCGAGCTCGTTGCGAGCGGTGCCGGTCATGGCACCCATAACCTGGAGCCGTGAGGCAGCAATGCCAAACGGACGGCCTGACTGCATGGCATCGTAGACACGCCCGACCCACAAGGCAACCTCACTAAACTCCCGGCCCACGCCAGCCGCAATGTCTCCCACCATGGTCAGGTTGTCGCCGGTTGCCAGTGTGGTTCCCCCGAATACCTGGAGCACACGAGACGCCTCCACAATACCAGGCAGTTCAAAGGGCGTCTTTACGGCAAAGATGGTTAGCTCGCGTATCCGTTCATAGGCGGCGTCTGCTGACCCGAGCAGGGTCGTGAACTGTGTGGTATAGTCCTCAAAAACAATGTTCGCCTGGACCCCCTCGGCAACCATGTTTTTGAAAAAGTCAATGCCCGCCTTGGCAACTTTGCCTATTGTGTCGAGGATGAGCGAAAGTCCTTTTTGGACGATGGTGGTAATGGCAGCAAATTTGGCAGCGGCGGCTCCTATGCCTTTGAACGCACTCTTGCCCTTGCCCTCCATGTCGTCAAGCTCGTCTTCGATTTCCTCAGTGCCCTTTTTGGCTTGCTCCAGGAGCTTGTCCATATCAGCCTCGATGCTGACCAACAGTTTTTCAATGACCGTATCGCCTTTTTTAGCCATGGTCGTCATCTCCAGGGACAAAGCCGAGCATCCCCGTGCTGTGAATCAAGCGGGCCAGGTCGTTTGCCTTGTCGATCGCCGGTATGGCCGCCACGAGTTGATGGGCCGTGGCGTTCTCTGCCACCCATCCAGGCTCGCGCCCCAGGAAAAGGGCCAACATTTTAACCACATCGCCGGGCAAGCGGTCTGTGTCGTCCATCATCGCCGCCACGAACGCCCGGAGCGTGGACCGCTCACCCAAGACCCGCAACCTGTCGCCGGCCACCGCAGTCGCTATCTGTGGCAGGTGGCTTTGAAATTTCACCAGATAGGGGGCCAGCAGCATGGCGATCCTGATCGTATCTTCGATGCCCAGGGGACGCACAGTGATGAGCTCGTCGCCGATTTGTACGGACGGCGAGCCATTTGTGTGGTTGTTTCTGGCGCGTCGAAACCTTGCCAGTGCATTGCGGAAAATCATCACCGGCTCCCCTGGGCCATCTTACTCAGATCAACGACCTCTCCCTTGGGGAGGTAGTCTCTATGGATTCGGAACGTCTTGCGCTCCCCCTTACCGGCCGCCATCCACGCCGGCATGGGCAGCGGGCGATAGCGCAAGGTCTTGGATGCCTTGTCGTACTTGTACGCCATCTCAGACAGCACGCGGGCTTCTTCCCGCTCGAGGTACTCGGAGACCATGATCTCCTGTAGGTAGCACATCGTCTCTTCCGGGGATAGCTGATCCATGATGTAATGGCGAGACCAGCCGTACCGCGAGGCCAGCTTGTGCACCCACAGGGCAAAGCCCCGGTCGGGATAGTCGTAAGGCACACCGGGCACTCTCCTGCCCGGCTTGAAATCTTGCATGAAGGGTAGGAGGAACAGGGGAGCATTGAGCGTCGTCAGCGTCAGGTAGGCGTGAAAGAGCTCCACGCCCGTCGCCGCGCTCAAATGCTCCCCAAGGCCCGCCCGCGAGAGGTAGGCACAGACGCAACGGGCAGCCCCCACAGCGTCACCACGCCGCAAGGCATCATCCGCCGCGCCTGCTTCACGGGCGAGCAAAAGATACAATCCGAGACGAGCCCGTTCGACTGTAAACGGTTCGCCTCCCAGGGTTATCGTCGCTGTCTGGGGCGATATGGCGTTCAAGTATCCGCTCATCGCTTTCCCCCTTCGCGCTCAGGTTATGAGATGTCGGTGTCACCCCGGATCACGGTCGCAAACTGCTGGGCGGCCGGCAGGTCGGTGTCGGCAAAGCCCCTGAGCGTGACGCCCAGGGTGGCCGGTTCGCCAAACCCGTTGAAGGCGATCTCCCACGAATCCACGAACTTGGCGCGGTGCATGGTGACGCAAACGTAATCACCGTTGTCCTCGTCGTAGACCGAGGCGAAATAGACCCTCCAATATTGCTGGTTGTCGGGCTGACCGATCCCCATTTTCTCGGAGGTGCCTGCAGTCGTGGTGACTGCCCCACCGCGCAAGATGTGGGTCAGGGTGGCGAGAGGGAGCAGCGTCTTGAGTGTGAACGTCAGATCCAGGTAGGCCAGCTTTTGAATGGCCGACCTGTCGCCCACGGTGTCACACCGGATGTTGCTCATCTCGATGTTGCCACCCCACGTCACCGACTCGTAGCAGTCCAGGGAGTAGATGGGGTATGACGCCGAGCCTGTGAGACCCCAATAAAAACCGTCCGTGTCCGGGTTGTTCAGCGGGTTTGCGGTTGCGTCCTGAAACCAGACGCTTGGAGCCGTGTCGATGTACAGGTCCGATTGGTCCGTGGTCGTACCCATTGGCGTGCCGGTTACAAGAGCCATGGTTGAACCTCCTAACCTTCTGGTACTTCTTCAAAATAGGGCTGTGTCGCGTCTCGGCGGCTGCCCCCACAGCCGGAGCAGCCATCCTGTCGTCTCGTCATACTGAGTAGGGTTTCCCGATCCTGTTCGTCTATGGGAATGACCTGGCCCGGGTTGGCAACGTATCGGCGCCCACTTGGGACCATGCGGCCGGGAATGACCAGGCGGGTGTGAAACCGGCAACGCAATGCCCCGGGCAAAACCGCCCGCTCCTTACAGGCCATCTCTGCCAGCCATTTGTCCGTTTCCCCCCGATCGGTCCACTCATCGCGCCAGGTCACGTCTCGTATATCTCCATTCTCCATAGGGCGAACGCTTCCCACAGCCTTTCACCGGTGCGCACGGCATGGGGAAAGCTGTCGCACAAAATGACCAACGACGCAAAGCCTGTCCCGCTGATCCGCTTGCCCAACAGAGCATCAGCCACGAGCTTGGCAAGCTGGTCGCACTGCTGCGAACTGTCGTGCTCCGAATAGCACCAGGTCTCGAACGTCACCTCTGCCCTGGTCGTGTAGCACGTGTCGCCCACAGGGACCTGATCGCCCACGGCCACGCGAACAGCCGGGTAGGAAAACTGTGTGCCCTGGTATTGGGCCTCCCGTATCTCGCCGGCAGTGCTCCTGGCAGCGAGCCAGGTCGTCAGGGCAGTGTTCGCTTTCAGAGCGGCGACCAGGGCCGCTTGAACCACGTCGTTTCCGACCATCACATCTTCCTGAGCCCTGTGATAAGGGAACTAAGCAGGATCCCCTTGATCTCCTGGATACTTGCGTTCAACGCCGGTCTCAGGTAAGGTTGCGGCTTGACCCCGGGGTGCATAACACTGGCGAGCACCACTTTGCCCGTCTCGGGGCTGGGCTTGATGTGGGCCGGCGCATCGGGCCACACGAACGCCAGGGCCTTCTTTTTGACCGGGCGAATGGGATAAGGCTGCCCCCCGCCCTCGGCATGTATGCCACTGCCAAGCTCCTGGGCGCGGGCGTATTCCACATTGGTGCCCACGTCAATGGCCCATCCTGTGCGCCCCCGCTTGTAGGGCTTGCCGTGGGTGATGGACCGTTTCAATCGCCCTGTCAGCCTAGGAGCCCGGCGCGTTGCCCGTTGAGCGACCAACATGCCGCTGATGATCAGCCCCCGCTTGACCGCGTTAGTCGCTGCCCCCCGCATCTTTTTGAGCTTGCCCGCTCGTTTGACCATAACACAAAACGCCCTGAGCATCTACGCTCAGGGCGTTTCTGATGGTGACGCGCTCTCGGCGCTATATCGGTATGAGGTTAATGCTTCCTTAAGGGATTCTCAATGTTTCTGCTCGACACCAGGGATTGATCTATGGTAAAATTAAGGCATGGACATGTTGCCCGATTTGAACAGATCACAACGCATAACCAGGGCAGAGCTCATTGCTCGCTGGGAGTGGCTTGATCAGGGGGCAAAGGCGTTGACGCTACCTGTGAAAACGACTCCCGCTCAAGAGCCGCCTCCCCAACAAATGCCAGGCCATATGCCCGCAGGTCAATCAGCTTCCTGACCCCTCGGTGTACTATCTCGAGCAGGCAACGCTTTGGGTCAATTTTGCACCACAGCCTGGTGCGGTCCCTGACCTCTTGCCAATCTCCTCGGATGCCGCCTGTCATGTTTGCCTCTCCATTATACCACGAAATGCCCCGTTAATCAAGCTCATTGCTGTGTCCTGGTCCGTTCGATCCGGCTGACGGTATAGGTTTTTGGCCCATACTTTTGGCGCCGGCTACTCGGTTGCACGCCTTCGACCCGAAACCGGTCATTGTAGAACGGGTGATCGAGTGGCCATATAATCTGAATCTCGTCCCGCTCATAGACCGTGACGTCTCTCCCCTGAATCATCAGATCAGCGGTCTTGATCGTCTCAAGTCCCTGCTGCAAGAGGATCTGAGCCGGCCGGCGCATGGTCAACCGGGCCTCGACATTGTGGTAAGAAATGGTGCCGGTAATCACCGCCCCGCCCACGTCATCGTCGGCGTCCTGGGTCATGCTCCACACATTGATCCTGATGTTCAACCCTGCGGTCATGCGTCACCATCCTAACTTGAGCGCCCCATGGCGAGAGAAGGACCGCAGCAGTTTTGCGGCATAGTTCGCCCGAGCGGAACTTCCCATGGCAGTGCTTTTCAGTTTCGTCCGTTTCTCGCTGTATCCCTGGGAGGAGAACTCCTGCACGCCGGGATCACCCGGCCCACCCTCTGCCCCGCTTGGATCAATGATTTGCTCCAGGGCAAGGTCGGCAAACTCGGTCAGTCCCATGAGTAGGCGCGGGTCACTGGCGGCCTCTGTGGGCAGGCCGGCCTGGTAGACCACGCGAAACTGGTAGGGCACGCCATAGCCCCATGGGGAGCCAGCACAAGAGCAGCAGGCAGAGCACGCAGCCTTGGCCGTGTTGCCCACCTCTCGCACGTCGATGATTCCATTGTCTGTGTCGTCGATCCAGGCGCACCCCTCCAATTCAACCACGGTATCGGCGCACTCACACCCGGCCTCATGGATGCTGTACAAGCTGGTGATGGCTGTTACCTGGTCGTGAGGCAGTTTGTAGAACTGCCCTTGGGGAGGCCATTGAAACGTGCCTGTGAAGGTTGTCGGCGATAGGAACGTGCCGATCTCGTCCACCGCTGCCCCTTCCGCAATACAGTAGGCGGCCCGGCGTTGGGCGGCTGTAGACGTACCCGTTTGACCCCCGTATTGAGTGAATATGGCATCGGTAAGGATGCTCGGCGTTGTGATAATGTGCAAAGCGCTCATCAGCAAAACCTCCACATGTCCCAATGCAGCATGTGGCCGCACCGGGCGGCAAAGATCGTGGCGTTGCGATTCAAGGCAAACCCCCCTGTCTCAGAGCCCTTGACCGATGCCCCCACGTGATGCGTTGCCACAGCCTGGGGAACGTACACCACGTCATACCCATTTCCCCTGGCGGCGATGCAGTATTCCACATCCTCATAGGTGCCCTTGCCATAGACCAGGTTGAAACCCCCTCGGGTCGGGTCCCCGTCAATCTGCCTGTAGTATTTAGCTACGCGCTGCCAGGTCTCACGGCGGGTCATCAGGAGCCCCCCGGTCACGGCCTGAAGCACCCGGCGCTGGTTGACCTTGAGATGGTCAGGGCTCCATCCTATGTTGGCATGGGCCAGGTTGCCCTGAATGTTGACACACAGGCCCGCGTGCTGGATCTTGCCCACGGGCCGGGCCGGGTCGTCGCTCTCTTCGGGGAAAAGCAGCTTTGCCCCGACGACACCTGTTTTTGGGTTCTCCAACATCTCGCCTATCATCGCTTGCAGACACCCCTCTTGCAACACGATGTCCGTGGACAGGAACACAATAAACTCGCTCCTGCCCTGTTCGGCCCCCCTGTTGGCAGTGTAGGGAAAGCCCATGTTTTGGGCATTGCGTAACAGCCAGGCGTCAGGGGGTAGCGCGGCATAGATTTTTTGCAACGCCTCTTGATCGGGTCCCTTGTCGTCCACGACGAACAGGGAATAGGACAGGTCGCCGGCCGTCGCCGCCAGGGCCGCCAGGCATTGGCCGAGCATATCGGGCCGGCCATAGACGGGGATCACCACATCGAGCATGGTGTCCTGTCGAACCCGCCCGGCCTGCTGTCGTGGTTTCCTGGGGCGTTTACCCTTTTTCCTTTTCCGACTCACTGTTTGCTCCTCACCGCCTGATCTATGGCCTCGTTCAACACATTGACTGCTTTGTCCCAGGTTCGTTTTTGCACATAGCCCTGGGCTTTGTCAAGCATGGCCTCTCGCTTGTCCGTATCCATGTCTGCCAACCGCTCCAGGGCTCTCACGCCCGCATCCCTGTCGGCCAGAGCCCTTTGAGAGTTGCCCCACGGGTCGATCATCAGATAGCCCGGCTTGATGAGCAACCCCCGCCCGGAGGTGAGGTGCTCGTGTATGGCACACGTGTCTGTGCCCACCACAGGCAGCCGGCAGGCCATGGCCTCCAACACTGGCATGGCAAGCCCCTCGGCCTTGCTGGTCAGCAGGAAAGCATCAGCCGCCACAAACAGGGACCACAGGGCCTTGAACGGCATCCCCCGGTTGTAAAGCACCAGGCGATCCATGACCTGCATGTCCATCGCCAGGTCGTTGAGCTTGAACCCGATGGGCGATTCTGGCCGTGTGACCAGGTGCCATTGTGTGGGTCGCTTTGGCGTTGCGCTCAAAATATGCCCATACTGGTCGGTTTCTTCAACGTCCAGGGAGAAATGGGCGAATATCTCCATGGCAACAGACAGGTTTTTCCGCTCCTGGTTGTCGGCCACGGTCAGCACCATGAACACGTCGTCGGGGATTCCCAGGCCCTCCCGGATCATAATCCTTTCGTTCTCTACTGGCGGTCGCCATTGGGCACAGTTGACCCCGATGGGCACATAGGTTGCCTGTACACCAGCGTCGGCGAGCGCCTTTTGTCCAAACCGGCTCATGACAAGGGCTTGATCCATCCTGGCGAGTTGCATGGCCCACGACATGGTGACAGGTGGCCCCTCCACCGGGAACAGGCCGATGTAGGGGATTTCACCCGGCACCTGTACCTTTCTCATGAGAGCTTCCTGCAAGGGTATATCCAGGGCCACCACGATGGCCTCGATGTCCACCTCTTGCTGTCCCAACAAGCGTACCATGTCTGGCACAAGCTGGGGCTTGCTGGGCACGATCTTGAACGGGTGATGGTGCTCTCGCCCGTCATACCCAAACCCCAGGGCGATCACGTCCCGCCCATGTTGCTCGACGAGGCCGGTGCACATGGAGACCGCTATGTTCATATAACCTGAGCCGCGCAGGTCAAAATCGGAAACATAAACTATAGTCATGTGTTTTCCTTGACAGAATATATCGAATGTGGTACAATTTAAGCATGTTTCCAGTGAGCCCCTTCACCATGGACGATCAAACCATTTTCCGAGTCCAGGACCTCCACGTCCAATGCCCCGTTTGCGGGATGCGGTTCTATGGCCTGCCCTTGGTGCTAAAGCCCATCTCCGGCGTCATGATGAACGGGGCGGCCAACATCAAGAGCCGCTCTTTCGCGGTGCTCGCCATCGGCAAGGCCGCCTGCAAGCACCTGCTTTGCGTGCGCTACGCTATCATGTCCTCCCCGCTCAGGCAGTTCAGCACGCAACATCGACTCACGTTTCTTTCAAGCCTCAGAAGTGCCATCCCGCCCGTGCCCTCAAGCGGTCATTACGGTTTCCCCAACTGATCCCCACGGTGTCCTTCCGGGAACTGGCCCGTCTCCAACAGGGTTTCCCACTGCCCGCAAATGACATTCCAATCGAACCTGGCGCGGGCCTGTGCCCGCATCGTCTCCCGCTCGGCATTGGTCATTCGCATGGCAGCGATCACCGCTTTGACGAACATGTGCTGCCAACGAGAGGCCAGAATGTTGCCGGGCAGGAGAAACCCGAACGCATTGGTCGTCGCCAGGGCTCCCGTCGGCGTCGTGATGGGCACCGCCCCGGCCACTTGGCACTCGGCGGCGGCGATGCAGAACAATTCCTTATAGACGCAAGGATAGGCATGAACCTGGGCCTCCAATTGGGCCTTGACCAGTTCCTCCCGTGGGATATTCCCCACGAACTTGACGCCGGGCGTGTGCAACCATTGGAGCCGGTGCTGATGGTTGCCCGGATTCTTTGCTCCCCACAGGGTATAATCGCCTGTGATGACCAGCGTTGCGCCCGGCTCTTGCTCAAGAATCCTGGCCCACAGCGGGTGCAAATGGCGCAGCCCCCGGTCGGGCATCGAGCAGAAGATACACAACCCATGCACTTTCTCCACCTTCTGGTCATAGTCGGCCAGTTTGACCCCCAGGTCCAGGTAGCCCATTTTCTCCACTGGCGGGTGATACCGGTTCCGGTAGTCCTGCACATGGTAGGGTGAAATGCATACAATCGTATCCACATGTGGTACAATGTCCAGCGAGTAGTTTCCGACCGTAAACTGGTCCATAGACCAGTGTACCTTGATCGCTGCCTGCCCCGCTTTCGTGTGGGCATTGGGGGAACGGTAGATCACGAAAGCATCCCGCGTGCCGTCTCTTGGCTCAAACGCGCTCCTGGGGAGGAACTCTACCCCATCATGGACGCCGGGCGGTTTGGGATCGTTGAACACGCGAACCTGATGTCCCCTGGCGGCCATGGTCGTCGCCCAGGTGAGCATCGACAATTCTGCCCCGCCAACGCCCCGCCCATATATGTCCCCGGGAACAACACCTAGGGGAGATCCATCGTTGCACAACAGGTCAATTTTCACCCGGCATCCTCTTCGGTCTTTTTTCTGTGAAACCGGAGTTCCAGACCATCCAGAAGTCCCACAACCAAAAAGGGCTGGCGGTTTGTCCACCATTCGTCCAGCAATCGGCGCATGGATTGAATCGTGTGGCTGGCCCGCTTAGATGACGTACCCTCCGGAAAGGTGAGTGTAACCAGGTGTTTGGCGTCAATGGAAATCTCATGGACCTGAGCACCAGTGGCGTCAACTTGTTCGGTGGCGTTTGTGTCGCCCTGTACTGGTCGTCCAGGACCAGTGCTCATAGTTTCAGCTTTCCTCCTGGCAGGTCAATGCCCGGCCCAGGCTCTCCGATGGTCTGCCCCCCAATGTCTGGAAAGTCTTTGATATTGACCAAGCTCGTCGTGTGTTTGCCTGTGGTGACGTGCATCATGCACACGAACATCTCTGCCTTGCCCGCTCCCACGATGATGGCCGCACTTCCACAGGTGCACATGAACGTCGGGCTGCCCGGTGTCTTGTCCGGGCTCTCATAGAGAAAGTGATCGTCATAGGGAGCACAGGGCACAAACCGCCCCCACTGATCAACCCACAGCTTGTCTTGCCGGTGCACGATCGTGCCCTTTAGAGTCCGGGCCTCTTTGGGCTCCCCCAGGTGCTTGACGACGGCTGGCGCCCTGTTTATCCGCTTGCTCATACCTTATGCCCCCTCCAAGATCGTCGCCACACGAGCGTCCCACGTGTGTCCCGAAACGGCCCTGTGCCCCTGGGCGGCGATCCGCTCTCGTTCGTCGGCGCGGTCAAGATAGTACACCACCTTTTCAACCGCTTCCTTCATGTCATCAAACACGACCAGGTGCTCGTCCTCCTTGAAAAACCGGCCCAGGTCAGGCACCCGGTTGACCACCGCCAGCACGCCAAACCCCAGGAGTTCGAACACGCGGGCGTTCAAATCAAGGAGGCTCGACCAGTTGAGACCGATGTGGGCAGCGTTGTAAAACTGACGAGCCTCCTCATATATCGGACCTAAAGCGAACTTGACTGAGATGTTCCGTACCCTCAACTGCCTGACGAGCTCTACCCGCTGCGGGTAGTGCAACCCGAGCAGGCAGCAGTCAAACTCCTTGTCCACCGGTTCGTCAGGGGGAGCGTGATGAATTGGGTCGTGGGCGTAGGGCAGATACACATCCCCCGGTTTGGCATAGGTCTGCTGCATACAGTAGAAAACATCTGCCAGTGTCCGTTGCCGGTCATAGTTCAGCACATGCGGATCAGTAGCGACGATGACGTTTTTGCCATGCGATGGATGCCCATCCAGGTAGAAACCGGCGTCTACCTGGAGCCACAGGTCAACCGGCCCAAGATTCGCGGCGGCCAGCTTGGCCTCCACGAACGATACAGGCAGGTTGCGAAAGGTTTGCGTGTTGGGAAACGCCATGTCGGGCCGGCCGGCGTACTGCATGGGTAAATTCATGCCCCCGTTCCACGGTATCCACGCCCCGGTCCAGGGACCGACCGTGATCAACTCCACGTCGTCACGCCGACGCAAGGCCAGTTCAAAATACCGGAGAATGGCAAACGGGTAGTAAATGCCCGACAGCACGACCTTCATTCTGGATCCTCCTCATCGTCTTGATCCAGGATCAGCTTGACCAACCGTTCCCGCTCGGCGTCCAGTTGGGCCTGGCGTGCCCTTTGAGCCTCTATCCGCTCCACACGGACCGATTTGCCGCTGGTCTGTACCTGGGCAGGGGTATCGGGAGGCCATTTCATGCGCGGGCGTATTCGTTCCATGGCCTCTTGTCGCTCTATTTCCTCAAGCTCTTTCAGGGTCATTTCCAGGTCGAGTTTCTCTTGTGGCGACCACAGCCCTGCCTCCACCTGTCCCATGACATACCGGGCCTCGTCGGTCAGGAGCCAGGCGTTGATCGTTCCCACAAACGGGAATTTCCCCAGAAGCTCGTTTGCGGTCATGGCGGCCAGGGTCTCAACAGTCACACCGGCCCCGTCAAGGGCCTGGGCCACGCCAGGGTCGATCCACTTTATATCGGTCAGCCTTACGTCGGTCATGAGGGCGATCCTTTCGGTCGTTCCTTTTTCTCCAGGAGCCAGCGCATTTCGACGCCATAGGAATAGTCCTGCCATAGCACGTGCCAGCCGGTTCGTTGAAACAAGTTTTTCCACTGCTTTTCGTGGAGGACATAGTAGTGCTGATCGCTGGCATCCCCGTAGCCATGGGCCTCGATGGTCGGCACCACACAGATGCACCACTGGCGGGCGACCCGGTGCCACTCCATGAGCGTGATGAGCGGCATGGGTGAGTGCTCGAGCACGTGGCGGCACCAGAGCAGCTTGAACTCCCCCTCTCCAAAGGGGAGAAAGGACATGTCGGCGTAGTAGACGGTGTGCCCCTGTTGGCTGGCAACCATGGCGTCGGTACCGAGCGTTGCCCCCACGACGTTCGGACAATATTTCTCCAGGATGGGAATGGCCTGTCCCTGGGCACAGCCCACGTCAAGGATGCTGTCGAGCCCCTGCAACCGTGGCAGCCATTGTTTCGCCAGTTGAGCGATGAGCCCCTGGGTCTGGTCGTCTTGCGGCTGCGGGTAGACGTCTGCCTGGAGTTCGGTCAAATACCGGTCGATGTGCCTGTAGTCTCTCATGGCCTCTCTGTCTCCCCCACGAACACGTCATGAATCAGCCATATCAAGTGCAGATGACAGGACGTGAGCCCAAACCGATCCCTCAGCACCTTCAACCCCTCTTCAAACGTGGCTTTCCCGTAAACGTCGCTGGCCGCTTGCCAGTCAGCGACCATTTCCACCAGGTCCACCAGGGTCATGTCATCAATGCCCCGGTCGTGGTGCTCCGGGTGGTGGCGGTTGCGTTGATAGTGCAATCCCACAACGTCGTCCCTGTTCTCCAGGGCAGCATAGTATTCTTCTGAGCCGAATTTGTGCTCCCTGGCAACGTGGTTCATCTCAACAAATCCGCCAAACTCGTCCAGGCTCAGTTTTGACAGGTCGTGGACCTCCGCCACCTCCAGGAGCGCATAGGCCAGCCGACGCATGTAGGCGGCGACGATCCGCTGGTGGCGCAGTATGGTGACGAGCGTTTTAACCTGCTCTGACATGGCTCCCCTCTGCAATCTTCGGAGGAACCGCCCAAACGGGCAAAGGTTCGGGCGGCCAATATTCGGTCTCCCTGATGGGCACGATGGGCGTACCCCTGGCAGCGTATTGTACCATTCTCTCAGCATAGGCGGCTTCGGATGGTGCAAAATAATGCAACAGGCAGAACGGGGCCGCCAGGTCGATCCGCCCATCGGTGTAGGCGGGTGGTATGCCGGTGAATCCGTACTGGGTTTCCGGCAGGCTTTCATCCCCTCTGATGTCGGACTTGAGCCGGGGTTGCCACGCCCACAAGGATTGCCCCTGCAAGCTCATCCGGGGCAGATACATGCGCTCTCCCCAGACATACAGCCTATAAGCACAAACCACAGGAGCCAGGGCAGCGGCGAGCAGCCCAAGCATGTCACGATGTAGGTCGGCAGTCGGTATGCAGTCCACGTCATCGTTGACCAGCCAATCGGGGCTTTGCTCCCTCACCGCCCAATCTATGAGAAAGTTAATGTGCTGCGTCTCCGGGTTGAAAATGACGCCCCCGGGATAGTGCGTCCTTTCCCGAAAGTGACGAACCTCCACGTTTTCAAATTGGCGAGCAATCTCCACCGTCCGGTCGGTGCTTCCCCCGTCTGCCACAAGGATGGCATCGGCCTGGGCATAGCACCGGCAGAACCGGGCAATGTTTCGCTCTTCGTTTAACGTCCGGGCCAGGACGATCACCCTCACAACCCAACCCCCGCAAAGATGACCATCAGCCAGGTTACGCCTACGACCAGGAGCATCATGGGCCAATCGTCGTCCATTTCCTTGATAGTTGCCGCCACAGCCGGCAGCATGGACGTGTAGAAAAAGTATGGCACCAGCAGGAGCGTTGCCACACACAACGCCGAATCGCTGTCAAACCCCCGTTTCCACTGCCAATACAGCAGGCCCAGGCCAAAGGGGATACCATAGGGCCAGGGTGAGCAGTCTGTACTCCAGTCTGTACGGGCCAGCAAACTGGCCGGCCACCAACCCCACAGGAGGAGCGAAACTGCAACCAGGATCAGCAGGATACAGACCGAGCGGACTGTCAACCGCTCTTTGAGTGCTGCCAGTATCGCCCCCTGGGGCTTCATGGTCAGGAACAGCAGAGATAAGTCGGCCGGCGCCATCAACCCGACCAGGGAAAGGGTGTCAATCTGCCCAAAGGCGACCGTCGCCACGAACGGCATGGTCAGGCACAACAGGGCGAACCGCCGCCAGGAACCCATGAACCGCCAGCATACAAAAACAGTTGCCAGGGTGAGCACGCCCTTGCTCAGGCCATCGCCCAAGACGGCGATGGGCCACAGCACCGGGTAGGTCCAGGGCGGGGCATAGTTCCCAAAAACGTCGTTGGGCCTGGCGGACAGAGCCCCAGGGCGATAGAAGTTCTCCCAATCGGGAGCGAGCCACGGCACACTAGACAGAGCGGCGGCCAGGAGAAAAAGCCCCATGAGCAGGAGCAGGGGGCCAATGCCAGAGGTCATGTCGCGCAGCTTGCCTTTGTAGGTTCGCCCCATGAGATAGTAATTATCCATTCTCACTCCTTGACCTGGTTTCCAGATCGAATATCTCACCGGCCAGGTTATCGGTGAATTGTAAGGCTAGGGAAGTGGCGATGTCGTGTACCACGATAACCTCCCCATTGCCATTTTCTAGCACTGCTCCCACAATGCCTTCCCAGGGAAAGAACAGGTGAAAGACCCCACAATCCCACTCGACATTGGGTTGGCTAATGTGCCATTTCCATCTACATGGGCGCAGTCTCACTTTATTGTGTATCTCCATTCTCATGGCTCTGACAACCCCCATTTCTCCATGAACTTGGCCCGGCTCTGGAACGTGATGGCCTCACGCCCTCCGTGTAGTTGGCCCGCCGACTGCCCAAACAGATGCTTGACGGGCAGGGCAATGGCGACCAATGGGATACCCAACCGAATGGCCGTATAGGACAGGTCGATGTCCTCATAGTCGCTCGGTTTATACCGTTCGTCCCATCCTCCTATGCGATCCCACGTCGAGCGGTTGGCAGCGACCAGGTGCCCCGCCAGGTAGGGAATGACGGTTGGCTCTGGCTCCCGCTTGGGGTCTCGCCCCTCGGCGACGGTCTCAACCTCGACACCCCGGAACGTGTTCCAACCCGTGTCGATGGTCAATATCTGTGCGCCCAGGAGAACATCTTGCCCGTTTAGCCGCTGCTCTACCGGTCCCAGGTAATCACCGTTGACAATCACGTCATTGGAGGTGAACACAAGCACCGAACCTCTGGCGACTGCTGCGCCGGCATTGTTGCCCGCGCTGAATCCCCGGTTTTCGTCGTGCGTCACCACCTGGAGCGCGTCACCATAGACTTTGCCCCATTGGACCAGGATGGCTGGCGTCGTGTCGGTTGACCCATTGTTGACGATCACCACCTCAACGTCGGGCCTGCCTCTGTACAGGCTCCAGTGCCGGTTGAGCCAGGCCATGGTCAGATCGGCCCGGTTCCAGACCGGCACGATCACCGAGGTCTTGATTGTCGCCTCTTGCCCAGGAATTAAGACAAGCCCCATGTTTCTTTCTCCCTACTGCTCATCCAAAAACCCCACTACTATCTCGATCAAGCGATCCATGCAGTCCTGGGGCATGTTCCACGATGGCAGGAAAAACGCCCGCTCCATGCACCGGTCTGCCTGGGTCGTATCCCCGACAAGGAGATGGGGGCTGTCCCTGTAAGCAGGCTGCCTCAATAGATTGCCGGCGAACAGGGGGCGGATCTCCACCTTCATTTCAAGCAGGTAGCGCACAAACTCCTCCCGGTCGAATGGCGCATCCTCCCTTACCAGCACCGGGAACCCAAACCAGGAGGGCTCCGCGTCATCGTGCTGCCTGGGCAGCACCAGCAAATGGTCATAGGCGATCAGGGCGTCAAAGAGCTCCAGAAACCGTTGGTGCCTGAGTTCGACAATGTGGTGCAATCGCTCGAGTTGAGCGACCAGAAAGGCCGCCTGGATCTCGGTCATCTGCATGTCGAACCCGATCTCCCGGTAGCGATAGCGGTTGAGAAAATCGGTGTAAGGCTCTCCGGTCGGGGCAAAATCGCGCCCCCAAAAGGCCATGCTGTGGACAATTTCGTGCATGTCCGGATCCGCACACACCAACGCCCCGCCCACGCCGGCAGCGGTGACGTGGTGGGACCCGTAAAATGAAAAGGCCGCCGCGTCCCCAAAAGTGCCGACCAACTGCCCATCGTATTCTCCCAGGAGCGTGTCGCAGCAGTCCTCGATGAGCGGGCGGTCCCCGAGCATGGTCGTCAGGTCGTGCATGTTGGGGATGTTGCCCAACAGGTGGGGAATGATGGCGCCGGCGATGTCCGGGTGCTCGTCCAGGGCATCGAACGCCAATTCAGCGTCGATGTTGTACGTTCCTTCCTCCACGTCCACAAAGACAGGGATCATGCCTGCCTGCCAGATGGGGTTTGCCGTGGAGGGGAAGGTGCAAACAGGTGTCAGAATCTTGTCGCCCCGTTTCCACAGGCCCATCTTTTGCAGGGCGAGTGTGCCCAAGAATAGGGCCGACGAACCGGAATTGAGCAGCTGGGCAAACCGGTCATCGTGAAGCCGGCCCAGGAACGTTTCTGCCATCTCCGCATAGGTGCGCGGGCCAAACCAGTCCAACTGAAACACATCCAGCACATTTTCGACCTCTCGCTGATCCCACACGATGCGATTAACTGTGATGGGATCTCCAAGCCTCCACACTTTCCAGGTCTCTCTCATGTCTCGCCTCCGTGTCTTTGTGCTATGATTTGCGGTAAAACGGCCAGCGGATCCCGGGGCAAAAAGCCCAGGTGCGTGGCCTTGTTGATCGTCAGGCCCGCTTGCTTGGGCCGGGGAGCGGCCCCCAGGGTTTTGCCCCTCTTCACCAGGGTCAGCGGCACATCGGCGGCCTCCGCGATCCTCCGGGCGAACTCATACCGAGAAATGACGTGCACACCGGCCAGGTTGAGCACGCCCGTCACGTTGCGCTCTATCGCCAGGAGGATGTCGGTCGCCAGGTGGGGAATGTAGGTTGGGCTCCCGTAAAGCTCATCGGGAACATAGACGTATTCATCGCGCATGAGCTTGTCCAGCACTTTCGCCACGAAACACCCACTCCGCCCGTCAAAAAGCACGGTCGTGCGAACGGTCAGACACCCCGGGCGGCGGGCGTTGCGGATCAGGATTTCCCCACCGAGCTTGGACCAGCCGTAGACCGAGATGGGATTGGGGGGCCACGTCTCGGAATAGGGGCCGGCCGGCTGTGTTTGGGTGAAAGTGGGGCTGCCCCCGTCGAAGATGTAATCGGTAGAGAGATAGACGATGCGCCCGGGATGGGCTTGCAGGAGGTGGGCAACGCCCCCGGTGTTGATCGCGGCGGCGGTCGAGGGGTCTGTCTCACAGGCGTCCACGTCGGTCATGGCCGCGCAGTGCACGATCACGTCACACTCGGCGGCTTCAACCGCAGTCTTGAGCGCGTAGAAATGCGTAACGTCCGCCTCGATGGGCACACAACCCTGGCGGACCAACTCAGAACCTAAACGCCCATGGGGACCGGTGACGCCTATCCGCATGACTCATCTCCCTCCGGAGAGCCAATGGCTGACTTGGCCCTCGGTGGCAAAGGCAAACAGCTTTTTGTTGCCACAGCCCCGACACGTTGACCTGCGGCGGATCAGGGCGGCAGCGGTCGCCTCTGGAACCCAGGCAAGGGAAATGCCATGCTTGACGGCAAAGACGTGCTTGCCGTCCACCAGTCTTGGGACGTTGTTTCTATAGATTACGGCCACTTCCCCGCTCTCGTTGGTGACAGGCATCGACCAACCTCCGGCGCTCTCCCCCAATCTGCGGGCATGGGGCGGTTGTTGCTAGGATACGCCCGCGCCCCATGCCCCACAGATTGCTAGTGGTCTCGTGTTTCCTCCTACCCGATGACAGGGCAGGTCGTCTGGATCTGACCGGTGAACAGTGAGGTGTACCGCCCGTGAGCGCAGCGGTATTTCACGATCAGCGCGGTCTTGGTCCAGATCTCAAAGCTGATGGCCGTGCATCCGGGCACCAGGTCCTTGAAAGCGAGCGGGATCTGCGTGCGGCGGTAGACCAGCGGCTCGCCGTTGTGGACCATGCGTAGGGCAAAGATGTCGGACTGGAAGGTCGTGGAGCCAGATGCGGTGCGCGTGAAGTTGTTGTCGGCGACCACCTGAAGCTGCCCCACGGCGGTGTTGATGAACGATGCGAAATTGTAGCCCGGCGTGATGCGGTTGCCGGTCGCAAAGTTCACGACCTGGGACCCCTGGAAGCCCAACTGGAAATAGGCAGACAGAAGCTCCTGGATGGCCTGCGGGTGGCCCATGACGACCGTTGGCTTGGCACACGATTCGGTGAGGAACCGGTCGAAGCTGATGGCCGAGATGGTACCAGATGCGCCGCTGACGACCACGTGGCTGCCATTGGCGTTCGTCACCTGGTTTTCGATGCCATCGAACTCCAGGGTATTGGTCGTGGCGTTGCCCACGGCCAGCAAACGATCGTAGCCGTTGATGACCAGGCTCATGCCCAGGCGCATTTCCTTCTCTTTGAGGCCGGCGACACTCTCCTGCACGAACGTGCCCATGTCGGCCCCGCCCGGCATCCCTTCACCCGTTGGGGCACCACCGACCAGGCGGTTGATGCCGTGCCAGTTCGCGGCAGCCACGGCGGTGGAGTGCATGATGTCGCTGATCCCCAGGCTTTTCTTGGCCCCCAGGTTTTTGAGTGTGATGGTCGTGTTGTCGCCATCGTGCTCGTACTCCTCGGGGCAGGCACCATCGGCAAAGGCGATATAGGTGGAGCCTGACGAGAAAGCCAGTTCGTTGAGCTCGCGCCAGAGCTCGGCTTGCAGTGAGCCCATCTGCTCAGGGATGAACTGGAACAGCGTCACTTCCTCGCACATCGCAATGACCTCGGTGGGGTCAAGCGGCGTGGGATATTGGGCGGTAAAGTCGGCCGGCTGTGAGTAGGTGGGCGAGATGACCGGATCGGTCGCACGCGCGGCCATGGGTTGGGGCGTGCCGGCCATGAAGCTGGACCGCCCGGTCGGGTCGCGCATGTCGAGTACCTGCTCGCCGGGTGAAACGCCCGGAACAATCTGTGGAGTTTTAAGGGCAGGCATGATTTCCTCCTTGTGTGAAACGACACAGGAGCCACGCGTTGCTTGACAGTGCCCTGTGGACACCACGCTATGCTTTACGGCAGACTATGTGCGCTTGATTGCTTTCAGTCTTGCAGACCAACAGACCTGCGGGCCAACGCCCGGAGGCTGTTTGATGGAATGGTCAGGCCGGTGTCCGGCACCACTTCCTGGATCGCCTGTTGCGGTGCGGACTGGCTGCGCTGTACCGGCACAGCGGGCGCGGGCTGGGCAGCCGCTTGAGACTTGGCAAGCAGCAACGCCACTTGCTCGCCCAACGGTCGCATCGCCTCGGCCACGGCGGCGGTGACGGCGGCCTTCATTTCCTCACCATCGACAGCGGGCGGCCGCACAGCGTTGATCTGCTGTTGGACGGCAGAGGCCAGGGTCTCGAGCGCGGTTTGTGCGCTCTTGAGCATGTCAGCCCGCGATAGAGTCACGTTGCCGGTGAGGCCCTGAATGGCACTCCAAAAGGCCGACCCGGGGTCGAGCGCGGCCGGCGTCTCGGCGACAACCCGCTCGGTCGCCTGGGTGTCTTGGACCTGATCCTTGTTTTGCTCAGGCATGGTTTCTTCTCCTTGTTGGACAACGGCCCTGACCAAAAAGGCGTCAACCGCCCCCGACTTGATAGTCTCCACGCGGTCGCCGAACTCGGCGATCGCTTCACGGACGGCGGGCAGTTTGTCGGTCAGGTCTGTGTCATCCAAAATGTTTTCCATGATGGCCCGGAACATGCCCCAGCTATCATAGACTTGGAACATCTTCTCTTGCGCTTCCAACCACGCTTCGGCGGCAGAGATGGACGTGGCTCCCCCGAAGGGTCGCCAGGTGTCTGGCATATCAGTGACGGGAGCGGTTTGTTGCTCCACAAACTCGTCTGCCATTTCGACATCTGCCTTGCCAAACTTCATGCCCATCTTGGTTCCGACCATCACCAGGCGGCGGCGATAGCCGGTGATGGACTTTGTGGCAGCAGAACCGATCCAGCTCTTGACGTCGCCCATCCATGTGCTTTTTGTCTTGCCGGCGCGGGATGGGCAGCTATTGAACAGGGCCTCGATGAGTTTCCCTAGGCTCATGTCCTCGTTCACCGGCTGCATGGACATTTCGACGTAAGCCTTTTTCTCTTTGACCTTCTTGCGGCGGGCGAGTTCTTTGTCGATCAAGGCGATCAGTGAGCGAATGTCACTCTTTGTCAGTTGCCAATCGTCTTTCTTTTTCTTCTTGGTGACGGCTTGCTCTTCATCGGCCCGGCCCACGCCCGGCCTTTCCTTGCGGCGCATCTCTCCCCCACACTCAGGGCATTTCGTGTCCGGGCAGTGCTCCCCCTCCTTGAGCGTGACAGTCTTGCCACACTCCAGGCACTCACAGGTGACGCCGGCGAGCTCTACCAGGTCGCCCTCATCGTCGGCTTTGATGACCAGGGCTGCGGGCGTCTCGGCATCGGCATCAGATCGCTGCTCCAGTCGTTCTTGCGTCTGTCGCTCCAGTTCGTCTGCAAGATCCGGGTCAACGATGCTGGCAGCGTCGTCGTGACGGGTAACTTTTGCCATAGACCTTTCCTCCAGTGCCACCACCGACGTGCGCGGGTTGATCGGCACCCGTGTGGCGGCAAAATGATCTAGCTGCCCCTTGAGAAACGTCTTGCTCGTGTCCTCGACACACATAGGGCAAATGTCGTCCAGGCTGGAGCGACGGAACAGAAAATCGCCATGGGCGTGCTCTATGTCCCACCAGGCGGCAGAGATGCGGATCGGCAGGTCCGGGTGGTCGCCGCGCTTGATGGCCGCAAGCTCGTCCCGGATGGCATCGAACAGAGCGTGCCCCAAAGCGTTGTCGATGAAAAACCCGCCCGCTTTGAACTGGTCGCCGTCGATGTACATGCGGTCGGTGAGGCCGGCCTCGCCAAACCCATCCAGGCTTGGATAGTGGGACAGCCCCAGGAACGGCTTGCGGGGAGAGGGCAGAAACGATACCTGTATATCGTTCTCCACCCTGTCCATCCAGTCTCGGAACAGGGTCAACGTGGTCCTGTCCCTGCGGTTGTCAGGGTTCGTGTCGGACGCCACACACAGCCAGCGCATGGTCCCATCGGCCTGGAGGGACGCTTTGGCTATGTAAAACTCAACCTGGACGTGGGCGGCCTTGGCTACCCACTTGTCGCCGACCTGTTTGTATTTGTTCTTGACCGCTGCCCAGGCAATGCGAGCGGAGCACTCATCACGCCGCTTTCCCTCGTCTTTGCACTCACCGGAATAGGCCCCGTTGAACGCGCCGACGTAAATGGTCTTTGCCCCCTTGGGAAGCGTGTCAGGTGCATCAGCGATAGTGATCGGCATAGGTTGTCCTGTGGTACTATGTAGCCGCTAAAAGGCCGCTGTGGTCAGTCTCCGGTCTTGAGCCCCTCCGGTTCGTCCTCGATCTCCACAACGCCCAGGGCAGACAGAGCCTCCGCGATCTCGCTCAGGTAGAACATGGCCCCGCCAGGGATGTAGTGTTCGGCCTTGACAAAGATGAACATCACGTCCACAATGGGACCGGGCTCTAGGCCGATGAAGTGGGTTCCCGCCAGGCACCAATCGGGCGCGGGGTAGGACTCACACACCTGTTGCATGGTCTCGTATTCTGGATCTGCCCCCGGAATGGAGGCGCCGGCGAGCCTGCGAACCACGACGCGGATATAGGGTTCTGACTTTTTCTTCGCCATGCGGTCCGTTCTCCTTTGCAGCTTGCGCTGTCGGTGGTG